CTAGAAATTTACATAGTTCACAATTTTTTCTACTGTCTTTTTCTTTGTTTCGTTTGTAACATGAGTATAAACGTTCATGGTCATTTCAATAGAGCTGTGACCAAGCCTTTCTTGAGCTTCCTTCATACTTGCTCCAGCTTCAAAAAGCATAGATGCGTGTGAATGTCTGTAACCATGAGAGCCGATAGTGTGAAGTCCCACTGCTTTAGACAACCGTTTTGAACGTTGGTAAACATCTTGTCGAATCATTGTACTACCATCAAAACCAATAAATACCATGCCGTTAGACTTTATTTTATTTGCAAAAAGATATTCTTTTTGTCTAAGCTGCCATTTCTTTATTATAAGCATAGTAGCTTCATCAAGCATGATTGTGCGTCTCGATGATTCGGTTTTCGGCGTAGAAATGACATGGCCATTCTTAGAATCTGACATAGTTTTCGTGATCTCTAACGTATTAGAACTAAAATCAAAATCGCTAAATGACAAAGCCAAAGCTTCACCAACTCTTATACCAGAAAAGGCAAGCAGTCGGAACATCGCAAGATCAAATTCATTATAATATTGTTTTAGACGGCTAGAAGTTGTTTTATTATCAACCTTGTTCTTTAGGTACTCCATAACTTGCTTTAATTCGCTAGTGTTGTAATACTTTAATTTTTTCTCGGAAGATTTTTTCTTTCTTGGTTTTATCACAGATCGAAAAGGATTGCTACTTATCATTTCAAGGTGGATAGCATAATCAAAAACTTTCGAAGTATATTGCATAAGCAGACCAAACATTTCAAATTGTTCAGCCCATTTATTAACAGATTTTTGGCACAATTTCATATCGATTTTATCAATCAAAAGTGATCCAAAAATAGGCAAGATGTGTTTATCAAAATGCATTTCAGTTTTCATGCTAGTAGTTTCTTTTACAGTATTCTTATAGCTATCAAACCACATTTTATAAGCATCTTCAAATGTCGAGCTTCCCTTTCGATTGAAGCCTTCTTCAATAAATTCATGTTGCAACATCTTTTCGGCAAGAATTGCTTCTTTGTTTGTGCGGAAGCCCCGTCTTGTTGTTGTGATCTGTTTACCAGTTACCGGATCAATACCTAAATAAGTTTTAAATAGCCACTTCTTTGACCCGTCTTTAAGTTTGTATTGTTTAAATGTTGCCATGACGAACCCTCCGTATCGTTTTTCGGAACTATTAGTTTTCTCTTATGCCTACAACGCCATATTTGTTCTTATCAACATCGTTTTTCCCTTTATTATGCGTAAGTAGCTTAACTTCGTCTTTAACATTTTGAGCGAATGCATGATCTCCAATATCCTCAAGTATGCTTATAAAATTATTTATTGGTTTCATAAAATCAAGATCACCAGTTTTCAAGTATTTAGTAAGGTGATCGAGATATCTTAAATTCATGCGGAAATTATAATTCGCTTTATCCTGATTTAATTTACTAGCCAAATCAATGTACTTTTCAGCAAATTCATAGTTTTCACGATATAAACTTGTTGAAATAGCATTTAACCAAGCGCTATAAGCAAATTTTTTCGTAGTATAATCTCGGGCTCCTATACTAGAAATACGGACAAGTTGTTCGCTATAATCTATTAAAGGAGTTTTTATTATGCAGACAAAAAACACAGCTACAAGATATTCAAAAGAGTTTAGAGAATCCATGATTTCATTAAGTCAGACCGGTCGGTCTGCGAACTCACTATCGAAAGAATACAATGTAAGTGTCTCTACACTTACGAAATGGATACGGCAGGCAGATCCATTGGATCGAAATGTTCTTTCAATAAAAGAGCAAGAATTGCTAAAAGAAAATAAACGCTTGAAAGAAGAAAATGCTATTTTAAAGCGAGCGGCGGTGCTTTTGGCAAAGAGTTGATGGCCAAAGGACGAGCGACTGTCTTACGAGTCGTTCGTGTCAATTTAGAAGCAAAGCACCGCATTACTCGTATTTTAAGGGTTCTTAAAATCCCAAGAACCACCTATTATGCGTATTTAAACTGGATGCCTAGCGATCGAATGCGCAGACGCCAACAGATAAAAGAAAAGGTATTGAAATCCTGGTTAGCCTATCCGATGTATGGATATCCAAGAATGACAAAATATTTTAAAGAAGAACTGAATATCCCTGTCAGTCGTTACCTAATTTATCGTTTAATGCGTGAATTAGGGATTCACTCTCGGATGATAAAGAAAATGAAAAAACCTAAATCTTATACTGAAGTCGCTCAATTACCTAATCTAATCAGAAAAAAGAGTGATTGGTCTAAGGTTCTTTTAACGGATATCACGTATATTCCAGTGAGAGGAAAGTGGGCGTATTTAGCCAGTCTCTATCATCCAGAAACCCGTCGGGTTATTGCTCATAAAGTTGGTGCCCACATGACGAAAGAATTAGCAACAAGCGTGCTAGAAAAAGTAAATTTACAGGCACAAGGAATAGAAATAGTACACAGCGACATGGGAAGCCAATACACAAGCGACTTATTTAATCAGACATTAACGAATAAAAAAATAAAGCATTCTTATTCAAGAAAAGGTTGTCCAGGGGACAACGCAAGAATAGAGAGCTTCCACTCTATTTTGAAACGCGAATATGTGAATTTCCAATCCTTTAAAACACTTGAGGAAGCCATCGTTGGCATTGACAGTTACATTCGTTGGTACAATACAGATCGAATTTCTCTTGTTGCTTAGTAACGTCCCCTTTTTTCAAAAAAAGACGATTGAAGGGGTTATTTAAGTGCGTCTTCTTTTGATCAGTAGAGAAATGTGCCGTCTAATTTAGAGGCATTGGTTCACACGTCTCTTTTATTTATTATTTTTAATGAGCATTAAGCAATTCTTTCGCCTTTTTTTGTTCGGAGTATTGACATAGGAGCCTCGCGATGCTTCATCTTTTATTGGAAATGCCTTCATGAAAAGTATGTCTGTTTGTTTAGAATTAAAAAAAGGGACTAGATTGTTTATAAGAATATAATCATATTGAAAGTAGTAACTTTTATTTAGGAGTAAATTATAAACATAATTCACTTCTTCTGAACTCATACCATCAACCTCAGCCCAGTGAGGATGAAAAAGGCTTTTTATACTTATGTAATTGGATAACTCTCGTAAGTCTTTATGTGTATTATTTTCTAATGAATAATAATACTCTAAAAGTTTCTTTTTGTATTTTTGATTAGTAAGGTGTGTAGAACAATAATAGTAAATAGACCTAAACAAGTCTTGTTCTTCGTCGATAGATACATAACTAAAAAATTCGTCGGGATGAATTTCTAAATTTCTGATAATGGACTGCAAATCATTTAGTCGAATTGGTCGCCTGTTTCCTTCAATTCGAGAATAACTAGATGGATCTATATGCGTTGGTAAAAGTTCTTTTTGAGTTATGTGTTTTTTAGTTCTAAAAAACTTCAAAGTATCGCCTAAATTCAATGTATTACCTTCTTTCTGTTGACATAGTGGCATGTAAAACAACTGATTTAATATTATTTCTTTAATAGAATAAAAATTACAACTAAATTATGCCAATAAGTCAAAATGGCAAAATAGAGCTTCCATATAGCTTAATTGTCTGATATCCTGTTCTTACAGAGAGACACAGTTTGCAAACAATAGTTTTTTTGATGAAAAATAGAAGGGAGCAATAAAAGATGATTAGTTTAGTTACTGTAGCAATTAGCGTAATTTCTATTTTTGTTATTCAAATAGGAGCATAAAAAAATAGGAGCCGTTAATAGTCGAGGGAAGTCGATTTATTAACGATATACACTAAACACCTAGTGTACTGCTCCATAAGTGTAGCTGATTGCTACAACATCAATAGTATAACATTCAATAATCAAGATAACATCTTTTTTCGTCAAAAAGATGTGAATTATTTAATTATTGTACGTTACTATTAGAGCGGTACACTCCAAACGAAGGAGTGTTATTCAATATGGAACAACAAAAAGAACTTATCATTCAAAGTATTCGAAATATAAGTAACCCGAATTTAATCAATTATTTATTCAAGTTGATTCAAAGGGTAATTTGAAAAGAGCTGCTTAGCTCTTTTTTTGATTTAAACCCAAAAGAGATTGAACCAGGTTATTTACTATAACTAGCTCTTCATCACTCAAAAGCGGTAAGCTTTCAAATAATTGGGTGTAGGTTTCATTCTCGGCAGCAAAAGACTTAGCTATGGCATCGAAAGTTTTATCATCGTAGAAGTTTAAATGAGGATCGTCGACCCTTCCTAACAAATAGTCTGTTGAAACATTGAAAAAATCAGCTAATTTTTTCAGAGGTTCGATGCTAGGCTGGCTCTTATCCCACTTGCCGATAGTTCCATTTGAAATATCTAATTTACGTTCTAATTCAGCTAAAGAAAGATGCTTTCTCCTTGCTAAATCCTTCACTAACTCTTTAGTATTCATAAAATACACCTCTCCTTTTAGAGATAACTCTAAAAAAATAAATTTTTCGTTTGACAAATAGAGACTTCTCTAATATACTGAGGTTGTGGTTGAGGAACCAAAAAAATAAACACTTAGCTTAGAGTCTCTAATGGGTTAAGGTTATTTGTCATACACATATAATAGAGCGTTCTCTATTGTATGTCAATACCCTAGAGCGAAAACTTAGAAATGAATCGAAAGAGGTGAAGATTTTGTTATATGAAAATATTAAAAAAATTGCTAAAACGAGAGGTGTTTCTATTTATCGCATTGAAAAAGATTTAGAACTTTCTAATGGGATTATTGGGAAATGGAATACTTCCATTCCGACAGCGGAAAACATTTTAAAAGTCGCGAAGTACCTCGGAGTGTCAATGGAAGAATTGCTACAAGAAGAGATTCAAACAGCGTAAAAGGAGGGCGAACAGATGAACGAAAATAGCATGTTTAGCAGTTGGTTTGAAACAGTCATTCTAAAAACACTAGAAAAATACTTTGAAAAATTTCTTGATTTAGCTAATCAACGATCAGTTAAGCCGATTTTTATTCAAAAGAAAAATGTCGGTTTGTATTATGACGGCGTGTCAAAAGACACGCTAAAAGCATACGAAGAAAAGGGTTTAAAACGTTGTGAACCAATTCAAGGTGGTAACGTTTACTACCATGTCGATGAACTAGAAAGATTTATGTTGAAATATCAAGTAAAATCGCCTAAAAAAGGAGGGAAACGAAATGGAACGTCTAAAGCAGCTTAGAGGATTGATTATTGCTTTTGTAAGCGGCATGTCTTTAAGTCAACTTTCAATTGGCATAAAAATCTGTATTGCTGTACCGCTTTTGTTACTTTGGTTTATGAACTATGACGAAAAGAAATTTGATAAAAGAAAGAGGGTATCTTATGACTAACAAGCAAGACGAGTTACAGAATAGCATGATCGATTCCATTATCGCTGATATCGGATCAATAAATGATTTTCAGTTTATCGAGAACATATACGGGCTTGTCGTAAGCAAAGCAGCCGAGGAACATTTGAAAACGCTAGCTTCGCAAGAATATAAGAGAGAGACAGGGAAGCCTGACAAAGGAGAGGAATTTTAATGAGTAAACCATCGAAAGAAGCTCATATCCAAGCTATTGCAGAAATGTTAGAAAAAATACCGGCGGATAAAGTAGAACGATTGTATCAGCATATTCAATTTCTTTGGAGAAAAAATTATAGTGAAGGGTTATCCAAAAAAACAGAAGAACAAAAAGGAGCGTAGACAGATGAAAAAGAGGACACAAAAAAAGCCTTTCCTTGTAAACTTTGGCGAGTTAAGGAAAGACAGCAATTAATTGTGATCCTCATTGTATCACAAAATACTAAAAATAGAAATGAGGACTTTGAAATGGAGAAAACAAAAACGATTGACCAATTAACTGCAGATGCAGCTTATATAAGAAATGCTTTGTTAGGTGTTGAGGATATTATAGAGTTTCGTTTCAGCGGTGGTGTAGCATCGTTGAAAGATACAAATAAATTAAATGGAGTGCTAACGGCTATCGGTTGTCTAGCGAAACAGCACGAACAAGATTTAATCGAATTTGGAAAAGAAGGAATAAGCAGATGAAACAAAAATCACCGTTTCCTTATCAATGCCCAACAGATGAAAAAGAAATGTGGGCAGACATCAAAAAGCAAGCTGAAAACTATTTTGATATGAACAATTTAGAAGTCAAGGAAGATGAACTCCGAGAGAACGGACATCATTTTAAAGTATTGAATTCAAAAACAGGATTCATCAATTGCTACCTAGCCACAACAACAGAGTTAGGTAGATGGCAGTATATCGGAACAAAACGCCAAACGTGGGAACGTAAGCGAGTAATGAAAATAAAAATCAAAAGAAAAAGCCGCCTAACCGAGTTAGAAGCAGCAATCAATTAAAAAATGCTCACCACTCATTTGTGGTGAGCGGGCTGCCTAATGAGGTCAGCCAAGGATCACGTTTGAATCGGGCAGCGTAATAACGTCTGCTAAGTAAGTTAATTATTACACAGTAAAAAAAGAGTGTCAACTAAATAAAAAAATGACCTTCTTTGCGAGAGAAGGTCAAATGCTTTCAAGAATGAAAACAATGTCAATTAATAGTAAGTACATTATATCATTCTTGAAACCTTTCCGCAAGAGTAAACGTTGATTTAGCAACGTTTTAACAACCTTGTAATTGATATTAACGTTGCGTGGAAAGAAAAATAATCAAGAATGGGTGAACAAAAATGTCAAGGTCTTTTGTACGAGCAAAAAGAGTAGAAACAGGGTCATATGTAGAAGTGGATATTTTCAACTATACAGAAGAGGCAGGAACCATTGTAAAAAACAAAAGACCAAATAAAAGAGGTGTGTCACGTCCGAAACAAAGAAATCTAAATGACAAGAACAGTAGACGTCATTTGAGATGGTTATGCCAGGGGAATTTCGGTGAAGGGGACTATTGGGCAACGTACACCTTTAAACCAAAGCATCACCCGAAATCAATTGAAGAAGCGATCACGATGTTCAATAACTTTATTGCTCGTATCAATTACTACCGAGAAAAGATCGGACTAGAAAAAATGAAGTATGTGTATGTCATTGAATTTACAGAAGATCAGGAAACGGGCGACTTGTCTCATATCCATTTCCATGCATTATTTGAAAAAGGAGTATCGATGGATAAGTTAGATGATCTTTGGGCAATCGGCAGAGGAAAGAACCGTGAAAGCCTCGGACATACATTTCATTCAGTTGTTAGAACAACGTCAGATGGCATTGTCGGTTTAGCAAACTATATTTCTAAAGGTCGTCGTTGGAAATCAAAGAAAAAGAGTTGGTATGCGAGCAAAAACTTAAAACGACCATACCGGACTAAAAATGACAGCTTATTCACAAGAAGAAAAATAGAGAAGTATGCAACATCTAACGATTACGGCTATGAACATTTTGAGAAACTTTATCCAAACTATCACATCACATTTATTGAACCGACATACTACGAAGAGACCGGATGGCATTTTCATCTGATTATGTGGAAAAAAGAACCGCCGAAAAAACACAAGAAAAAGACCAAGAGAAAGATGTAAACAGAACGTCGATGAACTTGCTAAAAACGTTGATTTTACAAGTTTTACTGAAAAAAGAGTAAAACCAGTTTAAGGAATGAATTGAATGTTGAACAAAACTGTTTATAGCTAAGCAGCAATCAATAAAGACCAGGAGGGAAACATGAATCAAAAAGAACCAATCACCATGCTTGAAAGTGATCTGATGGACTGGCTGCCGCTTGATCCTAAACAAGCGATACCGCTTCATTACTTAGCAACCGTTATGAATGCCAAGCGGATCACGATCGCTTTTCTTCTTTTGTCAATACAGGCTAAAGGCGTACCAATCGCCATTCAAGTAACAAACGATCATTACGGCTTTTATATATTAACCAGTTAGAACACAAAGGCAGATGACCCACTAATATTTTTGTGATGGGTCATTAAAATAGAAGATCAATCTATTCAAAGCACAAAAAGCAACTGTAGACTAAATAATAAAAAGGACTGCGGCAATGAAGGAAACAAGAGAAATTACTATGGAGCAGCTAAAACAACTGGCCATGAATGACATAGACAAGAAAATTATTATCTGTACAGGTGGTGAGCTAAGGATCGCTGATCTACCTGAACACGGAACAGCTGGTGTTAAGATATCGGATAGTAAGTTCCAAAGAATGGAATACAATTTTACAACAAAATAATTGTCTGACCAGAAAGCTGGAGGGCACTTTAGTAAGCGTGATAAACGCTTATTGAGGTGTCCTCTTTTTCTGTAAACTGGGGGAATATTGGGTGAGATATAAATATGCAGATGAACTAGCTGCAGAGTATAGAGAAGATTTAAAACCAGTTCTAGCCGTGTACAACTTTCATAATGATCGTGCAAAAGTTTTCTTGATGCTTTCAAAGGAATGTAAGGAAAATCAACAAGCAGAATTAGCGAAAGAATTCGCTGATCTATATCACGAATATAAAGAAGTGGCTAAAAGGTTAAGTCCAATTATTTCAGATACGCGTTATTCGATAAGCTGGTTAGAGACAGCAAGACAGCCCGGAAATAGAAATGAGATTAGCAAGCGATCCTATTATCAAAGAACAGAACTATGGGGAGATGTTGATAAAGTATCAATGGCGTACTTGCGTGAAGACTATCAACAATTAGATGAAGAGCAGTCTGCTGTTGTAGAAACATATTTATCCGTTCTGTCACAAAGGGAAAGGGAGGCAATTGTTTCTGTAGTGGGTGAAGGGAATACGTACACTAAGACATCAGAATATATGGGTGTGAGTAGATCATCTGTACAAGTATATGTTAATCGGGGTATGAAAAAAATGATCGACTATTCTTGTCAGTCGGAAACTGAATCCTTAAATGAACAGAAAGAGAAGGCGGAACGTGTTGAGAAATAAAGAGCTTTGAAAAAGTTGTTCATCAAGAAAAGTAATTAGACTACTGAAAATAATAAAAAAGGATTGATCGTATTGGAAATAGTACGTAGATATCAAAGCCTCCAGAACATGGAGAATGAAGAACAACCACAAGCAAGAGGGGATCCGGAAAAGCAATTAATTTTAGACCGTTCACCTAATCAGAAATAAAAAGACAAGGAGAATCATTATGACTTATTTTGACAAAACACAGAAGCAAATAGAGCAGACAGATGTATATTGTACGGCAACAGAAGAAAGACTGGATGAGACGGAAAAGAGCATGATTATCCAAGAACTACTAAGTGAAGATGGCCGCAAGAAATATGAATCTTTCGGCTATGATACAAGTGATGTACAGCATCCGGATACATACGAAAGGTTATCGAAAGAGAAAGAACGATTGCAACGTATGATCCGCTACAAGACAAGCGGAGGTCATTCCTATGATGCAGGCGGACTTAGCAAGAAGAAAGTACCAAAAGAAATAAAAGAGCTGCTTATTCAACTTTACAATGAGGAAGCAGCAACGGCAATTTCTGAAATCAATACGCTAATGACTAAACGAACTCAACTCATGAAAGAAACGGTAAGAGAAGTCACTCGGCTATCGAATGATCTAGCAACCATTAAAAGAGAGCATGCTAGAGCGTATCAAAGACTATGTGATTATTTATCAAGTAATGATGTTGTTCATGAGCCAATGGGCAATGATGCTACTTATCGCCAACTATTAAAACAACTCAACCAATTTGATTAAGAGAGGACAAGAGAAAAATGAATACCTATGAAAAAATAATTGCACAAAGAGAGCAACGCTTTCCGATGATCCGTTATGACATTAAATGTCACGCTAAAACAGCATTAGGCAAAAAAGAAATAGACGACTACATCAAGAAGCATGCGAAAGATAAGCTAGAGATGTCAACTTCGTATACATTCTATTATAACGATCCAACACAAAGCGAAGCTGAACGCAAACGAATAGTAGAAGCCTTTGCAACGTATTGGGTTAAAGATACATTATATGGCGCAAGCTCAAATAGAGTGGTGCAAGGCATAAGTAGAAATGACTATAAGCTGGACATCAAGAAGACAGTGCTGCATGAAAATGCAGTTGATCCAGATTCTTTATTAGCTCACTGCTTAGGCAATGCCGAGGACGGCGAGACAGACAGTTATATGATTGATCGACAGCAAGAAACAAAGCAGAAAAATTTATTTAATCGTTTGTTGGATTCTTTTAAACGCTAACTATCAAATTTTAGGTTGGAGAAGCCCCCGGTCGCAACCAAATGCAAATTCTAAACAGGGGGGGCACGAAACGGGAAGGGGTTCAAGACTGCACAAAAAATTAATTTTCTCGCGCGAGGGGGGTGTGATACAAAATGACCTTCAAGTTAGAACGAAGAAAGAAACCCCTTCCGATTACGGGAAAGCCTTTTGCAGCATAAGAAAAAGTGGTGTTCATTTCATTAATGACTAGGGAAGAATAAACCAAAAAGGTGTAGCAAAATTTGTATCACTTTTTGAGCATTTTGGAGAATTGTATCAGTAAAATGTCGAAAAGGGTGATACAAGTAATATTCATATTTTTCATTTCGTCATTGACATAGCGCACATAAAAAAGCATCCAAACGGGTGCTTTTTTTATTGTTCGACAAAATAAGAAAAGCTTGATATAACAGGGCTTTAACTAATTATATAGATGGAAAATTAATCTCTTACTTCATTCTGAGAATAAAGTAAGAGAATAATACAGTCTAAAAAACGTGTAAAAAAATTAATAATTTTTGATCAGAAAGTGAACTGGTACAAAAATAAACGTTATTTCGCTACGATCAAACAACATTTTTTAGCAATAAATTGCATAAGAACGGCTTTTTTTACACTCATTCAGGAAAAAATAGTTGTTCAATGATGGAACATTTCAGTAAAAAAGAAAAGTGGAAATGTTAAAAAGTTCGAAAAGTTTTGGAAAAAACTCATTTTATATTTAATATCAACCAAGATGTTGGTACAATAGATAAAAAGTAAATGAGGTGTTACATGACTTTTATAGGTTTAGTATTCATCATTCCAATTATTTTTTCTATGATTGTTATTTGCTTGGAAATTTGGATCTACTTAAAAGTGCTCGGAATCGCAATAGCAAACTATGCTAGGGAAATAATATACATACACATCGATAAAGAAGATGAATACCAAGGATATTCTTATGCTGTATTTGGAACAAAAAAATATGATGCGATCTTTAAAACGCCACTCTATTTTTATCCAGCGAGTTTTTTCACAAGCACTCTTTTTGCAGGTATTTTATTTGAAATAGCCAATTCCGTTTATAAAAATTTTGAAGTGGCTTCGTGGCTGCTTTTTGTGGGGCTTATTTGTTATCCATTATTTCATTGGTTGACTTGCGTATTATTTTACAACTTAAACGATAGAGACAAAATGATAATGGATTGCATTAAATGTCATAAGGAGTTTATTAAATGGTGCGCATTTCCAATAACGATAATAGGGTTTACTCTTCCGTTTCTATCATTCGTGACAAATAATCTAGAGAATGAATTTATAAAAAGCTATTTTACAAACTTTTCAATATCTACAGATTTTAAGTATATAGGTTTAGTTGTTCTTTATATTGCATTTGTGGAAATAGTAAGCTTTTTAGTGATGTCGATCATTGAACATGTAATGAAATACAAGAAAGAATATCTCTATTTTTGGAAAAAGGTAAGATTTACCAAATTATTATTTTCGATCGTTGATAGTACATTCACTTTGTTGATCTGTTTTAACTATGATATCTATATGGAATTACATCGTGAAATATCAAAAAAGTATATTAGATTTTTAGAATGGTTCAAATCAATTAAGTGATCTGAACATTTAAATCTACGTAGCACTATAGTATGAAATTTGGAGGGAAGATATGTCAATTAATAGTAATTCAAGTATAGCTGGTAATGTGTCAGCTTCATTTAGTCAATCTGCAAGTATGTTAAATAGTATCAGTATTTCTGTGACTTCATCCAGTACGAATGTTTCGGGAAATACACCAGCAATGAAAACACTGAATGAGTTTCAACGAGGATTGAAAGAACTTTCGTCAAGTGTTGTATCTGCTGGAGATAATATTCATTCGGTCGCAAAAGAGTTTGATCGAATTGACCAACGCATTGTTCAATTAACAAAATTTAACTTTCCAGGAGGGCTTTCTTAATGGAACAAGAAAAACAGTCCGCCTTTGAACAGAAAAATCATCAATTTCGGATTCGATTAGAACAGTTACAAGACGATCAACTCGCAAGTAAAAAAGAGCAACGGCGAGTAGAAGAACAGCAAGAAGCTTTTTTTGAACTCCAGCAACAAGAACAATCAGTATACAATTTTGTTTTATCCAATTGTGAACCAGAGGAACGAGCATTTATTGAAGAACGTGGTGACGATAGCTTAAGGCTTGCCAAAAATGCGCAACGAGAATTTGATGAAGAACTTTTCCGATTAAAGAAAGAAGAACGCCAACTATTTGATCAAGAAGAAACCGTTCTACAAGAACAACGAGCCTTCTTAGAAACGAGTAAGGAGGGCGAACATGGGGCTTAAATATTATGTGCATGAAGCACAAGCACGATCTTCACAAGCTTCTCAATTAAATAGTCAAGCAGGGCAAGCGATCGCTTCGCTACAACAAAGCATTCATTCTTTTTTGTCTGCGCCGTTATCCAGTAAAGCCTACGACAGTGCCAAAAGCTATTTTATGGCAGTATACACGCCGTTGTGTCAATCTGCTATAATGACAGGAGAAGCGTTGGAAAGTGCTCATAAACGTTTTCTTAGTGAGTATCAAGGGTCAGTCAGTGGGATTGATACAGATGAAGACCTGATATTAGAAGAAATCAATCAGCTAGAACAATTAAAGCGAAGCTTAGATCAACAAATGAGTACAGCCAAAACACCTCGACCAGATTTAGAACGGCGTTACATGAATGCGTGTGATGTAATCGAAAAACGACGAGAGAAATTAGAAAAATTTCATGCCTATGATGCTCTTTCTGCAAGTATTTTTTCAGAGTGTGAAGCGTGTCAACAAGAATTTAATAATGGACTAACACAAGTGAAAGAATGTAAAGCATGGAATCCAGCAACGGGTACCTTTGATATTAGCCGTTTAAATATGACTTGGGCAAAACCGATCAACAATCGCTGGAAAGCACGAGAAAAAATGAAGCAAGAAGCGAAAATGAAAGAAGTTAATCAGGCAATCAGTAGCTTAGATGGCTATACAATCATCTGTAGTGACTTAGGGACTAGTAAGAAATGGTACTTGATGAAGAATGGGAAGCCACTACCAATAAAAGATCATCCACGCTTATACGATCAACTAGATAAATGTAAGGACTATTTGAAGCCTGGACAGTATAATGTTGAAGATGTTATTGTGATGAAAAATGAAATGCCACTTGCGCCTGGCTTTGGGATATTAGGAAATTTGGGTAAAGCTGGTCGAGTAGTCGATGTGATCCGAAAAGGAACGGAAGCCCTAAAAGTTGGACAGTCCATTTCAGACCTAGTTAATAATGCACCAGTTATAAATGCTGTGGATGAAACAGCAGAGCTAGACAAGAGTAGGGAGGATGGCAAACCAGCTAAAAAACATAAAGTGTTTGAGAATAAGAAAAAGAGCTTGGATGGTAAAGGAGAGCCTAATTCTTCAGCAGATTTATTAAATCCTGATGGCTCTGTCAAACAGAGAAGGTATTATGGCCCAGATGGTAGACCGATAGAAGATATTGATTATAACCATCCTGATGATGGTACACATGAATTTCCGCATAGACATCAATGGGATTGGAATAAAAGACCACCTAGACAAAAAGGAGAGTAATATAAATGAGCCCGATACATGATTATATAATAAAATGTTATTCTGTTAATTTTGAAGAAAAGAAGATAATTTTAGATGTTAGCAATGATTTAGAGGACAAACAAGTGATTTTTTATAACTTCTTTTGTTATAAGTTTTATGATGAGATGCCATACAGTGTTATCTTAGATTTAGAAGAACGATCGCTAGATGATTTCTTTTCCGAAAATAAAGAGCTTTTGGAAGAAGGAGAAAAGAGGGCATGGCCTATAATGTATGATACTTTTGACGAACTTGAATCAGAAATTAAATCAGCAGATGTTTCTTATCAAGTTTTATATTCCTCATACGGATTAAATGGTTGGGTATTAGCAGAACATGTGGAAATTATTCCAAAATGAAATTCTACATGTTTTAAAATATTCACGTTGAACTCTGATAAAATACACAGTCACAACGAGGCAATCAGTATTAATAATTTGTTGTTACTGTTATTGTGAATAATTAAATAAAAAGAGTTTTTAGATGAATAAAACGTTATTAAGTTTAATATTTATAATTCTAGCTATTACTTTAGGTGCGTGTTTATCAAATAGCAGGCTAGTTCAAACAGCACAGAAATAACGAGAAAACTTCATTAAGTGGCTCAAAATCCATGTTTTTTGACGTTAATTTTAGTCAAAAATGACAAAAATAGACTAAAAAGTGATTTTTGAATAAAAAAATGGGGTGTGGGAGATGCAGCTTAAAAATTGAAATATTTTGTGGAATGTGACACATGTATAAAATGATTAATCATGAATGGTATAATAAGTAAAAAACGAGAGGGATTTTATTATGGGGTATACTGATATCAAAGAAATGTTTCAAGATGCTAAAAATTTAGCAACTGGAGCGAATGATCTGCAATTAAAAAATGTATTGTTAGAAATTCAAACGGCAGTGTATGAACTGCAAGAAGAAAATAGAGGGTTAAGGAATAAAATACATGAGTTAGAAAACGAAAAAATTTTGGATTCGGAGTTAGAGTTTCATCAAGGCGTATATACTAGGGGAAACGAAGTGTTTTGTAATGTTTGCCGAGATAAGAATAAACAACTTTCTAGAGTTCGTTTTTCAAAGAAACACGATAATGGAACAAATGTTTATATTTGCGATGTTTGTAAGAATTGGAGATTTTCGGATATTAAAGATTAAGGAGCGACAAAAAAAGAATAGAATGCTATATTGTATTCAATGGAACCTCGCACACCTCTCTATGATGTGTCCCAAGCGGGGGCTTTTTGTATGAGAGAACAAGTTGCAAACAATTATTAAAAGAAATTAGTGTTATTTAATCGAGACCCACTAGCAGTCTTTTCTTGAGTAAAAGAGATATTATTACGTAAAACGAAAACTTTTTTACTGTTTTTACGAACAAAATTACGTATTTTTTGAACTTTTTTCAGCAAATGTATTGACTAATAGACAATATCGGTGTTATATTTGTTATGCAGAAGGGCAGTTTAGCCTAGGGATACATAGCCTCATTCCACTATTGTGGGTGGGGCTATTTCTCTACATAAAATCAAATGGAGTTCAATATGGAAAGTGAAAAAATATTTTTGACGTGGCATCAGCAAGTAGAGAAACTAGCTTCAAGAAATCTCTATTTCAGCGATAAAAACGAAAAAGAACAAGCAAAGCAAATTTTACAGAATAATTCTTACTATGCGCTTGTCAATGGATATAAAAATATACTCAATGTTGTTTGTGTCAATGGTGAAGATGATTTTCAAGGAGAATCATTTCATGATCTTAATCAGTCTTATACCTTTGATAAAGAACTATCTGCAATTATTTTCAAGTATTTACTTAGAATTGAAGATTCGATTAAAGCGATTTTCTCTTATTATTTAGGGGAACAATTCGGGCATAAAAATGTTGATTATTTATTGGAAGCTAATTACAAATCAGGAAACTATGTCAACAATGCCGGGAAATACGAAAGAGACATATTACTAGATAAACTAAATAAGATTATTTCAGAGAGTAATGCCGTTCAGATAAAGCACTACCGAGAAGAACACGGTTATGCTCCGCCTTGGGTATTAGCTAGTTCTGTATCTTTAGATACTCTGATGTACTGGTTTAAACTTTCAAGACCGACTATCAAGAAGCAAGTCGTTAAAACTTTGTTATACGATTATGAACAGTACCCATTTTCGCATATTACGAGTATTGAGGAAAACATAGAGTTATTTAGTAATATGATGACTATAGTTAAAGAGTATAGAAACAGAGCCGCACACGGCAACAGAATAATGAACCATCTTTCTAAACATAATTTGAGAATTCATTTGATTCAACTATATTCAGATAATAGAATTGAATTGTATGAAGAATATAAAAACGGATCGCTTAACAGAGACTTTTTTTCTCTTTGTGTAACTATGGTTATTATGCTTTCCAAAAGAGAAGACATGAAAAATAAATTTATTTCGGAACTACAGCTTCTGTTTAAAAACTTGGAAACAGAGAACCGTGCATTATATAAACTATTGATGTCTAACATCAAATTACCAGGCAATTTTAATGAGTTGTTAAAAGGGATCATAAATACAAAATAAAGCATCTACCTAACTAGTGTAATTATAGGTAGATGCTTTTTCTTCTCACAATGCTATTTTTTGACCTTGATTTTGACCTTGACGGCGACACCCTTCTTTAGTGTTCATCCGTCACAATATACAGAGAACGCAGGTTTACCAGATATAAAAGTGCGCATCGGTGCTTATCAGACATCAAAGCCTTAACACCGTGAAACAAAATAAGAAATTTATTTATGAGCTCAAACCCTTGTCGTATAAGGGTTTGAGCCTTTTTATTTTGTCTAAAAAAATTTTTGATGTAGCTTTTGATGTAGATTAGTTAATTTTCCATATACTTCATTAATTTATCAACAGTAGATTTCTCCATTTGCTTGGTTAAATGAGTATAAGTATCCAAAGTCATAGAAATATCTGAATGTCCAAGTCTGTTCTGGATTTCTTTTGGGCTTATCCCTGCTTCAAAAAGAATCGTGGCATGGGTATGTCTAAATCCATGACAGCCTATATTCTGAAGTACGGCTTTGTCTGCTAATCGTTTGGATCGTTGATAAACATCTGTACGATAAACCATTTCTCCAGCGTAACCAGTAAAGATAAAATCGATTTGAGTTACACCATTTGTTAGCAACAATTCACGTTGTCTCAAACGCCATTTTTTGAGGGCATACAGCGTTTTATTATCTAGGGTGATAATTCTGTTAGAACTTCTTGTTTTCGTTGTAGAGACGACAAAAGAGTCCTTAGTTTGCGACAGATTCTTATTGATATCAACTGTTTTATCCTCAAAATTGATATCTTCCCAACTTAATGCCAAAGCTTCGCCGATTCTCATTCCGGAATAAGCTAACAAACGGAAGATTGCCGCATCGAACTCAGCGTAGTATTTTTGTACTAAAGCTTTATCGCTCACTTGTAAAACTCTTTGGTCAACAGTTTTCATAAATAATTCTAGTTGTTCTTTTGAGTAATATTTAAGAGAATGTTTTTTTAGTACAACTTGTTTTGGTTTTGTTATTTTCTTGAAAGGATTAGAATCAATAATCTCCAGTGTGACAGCATGATCACACACCTTACTTACATATAACAATAATTTAGTGTACATTCCAAATTTTTTAGACCAGTCGTTAACCATCTTTTGAGCTGTTTTTAAATCTAATCGTTCAAGTTTGATAGCGCCAAAAGTAGGTAATACATATTTCTTCATACGATGATCAGTTTGTAAATAGGTCGTTTCCTTAACAGTTGTCTTGTAGACTTCAAACCATAATTCATACACTTCTTCGAGAGAAGTGACTGTTTGCTGCACCGTATCATCTGGATTTAGTAGCAACTGATTTAAAGAAGATTGTGCTTCTTTTTTAGTTTTAAATCCTCTTCGAGTTACATTGATTTGTTTACCAGTTACATAGTCTGTTTTGAGATAGGTTGTAAACATCCATAACTTATCTCCGTTTTTCTTTTTGTATTGTTTAAATGTAGCCATTTTGTTCTCCTTCTACTTGGGCAAGCAATGAGATACATGACTTTTGGCATCACTCCTTTCAAAAAGAAATAGCTATTGTTTATTATATTTTTCAAATCCTATACCTTCAGTTTCTACAACTGATTTTTTATCTAATACCCAGTCTCCAAATCCGGTTTTTTTATTTTCAAAAACTAAGTCGGCACTATATCCAGTTTCGTCTGTTGGATAACATACTTCAATGTGAGAATCACCTTCTTCTCCACCTATTACATGACTTGGTACTCCATACTTAGTGACTACACCCTCTAAGGTTAATTTACCTTCAACAAAAGATTGATAGTCTTTATAACTCATCAATTGATCACCTACCTCATGAGAATTAATAATTGTATCAATAATAAAAAAATTTTTTCTCGGCTTTGAGCTTGGTTCATTAGAATCATCAATCTTGTAATTCAAGACTTCATTTAACATATCTTGATATTTTGGACTTACTTTTATTTTAGAAATATCATTAATTTGATTTAAAATCTTAGACCTATTTGACTGATGATCAGTCCATTTAGGGTAAAAAACGCTAATATCATCACCGTATGTTTTTATAAGATAGAGTCCGTTATTAAGTTCTCTTATATATTCTTTTGAAAGAGTTGAAAAATCTACATTTTTAAAGTCTTTGTTTTCATATTTATCAATGATATTAAGCTCTGCGTCAATTCCTTTCTTAGCTTGATCTACTTTTTTATCATTCGAAGTATTATCAGTTAATTTCCATCTTGATTCAAGAGCATTAGCAATATCTTGTACAAAATCATCATCGCTTTTGTTACTGCATCCAACAATAAATAATGCCCCAAAAACAATTGCTACAAAAATTTTTTTCATTTTCTTTCCTCATTCCATAATAATCATAAACTTACTCTAATAATACTAAGGATTTTTGAACTATCACCAGAATATCGATAATTGTTTAAAGCTTGTCTAGCGATACTTGGATTAAGCATATAAAGTTTGGTCAAAAAATCAAAAATACGAACGTAAAGACCAGATTGACTTGTTTCAAACTCTAGTATTATATCTTGAAAGGTCATCCGCTTTCTAAAACATTCTTTTAGGGCTTCATCGTTAATCATAGTTAATGATGCAAATACATTAGCTCTGGCTTCTTTAGGAAAATCTTCTTCAGAATACCCATTACCTTCTAACAAGTCCGAAAAACTTTGTGATACCTTCAATTGATCCATATCAAAGTAAAAGTGTCCTAATTCATGAAGGATGGAAAATTTTTGTCTGCCAGTATTCATTAATGAATTAAAAGAAATACCATAATTATTATCAAAACGTATGATATTCCCTGATAAATATTCGGTCAACACCTCTCCAAATTGGTAGGGGATAATTTCAATATTTTCTACATCGATCGCATAATCTTTAAAATGATTCCAACGAAGGTCTTTTAATTCAATCCCATAATAGCTAGCAACTTTATCAATAATTACATATGTTTGGTCATGATATTCAAAGTAAGTGTCATAGTCTAAGTCCACAAGCGATCGTCCAATCATTTATTTTTTAGTTTGTTTTTCATATATTCATAGTAATCTCTTAGCTCTTCTTCTAATTTCTCCCTATGTTCTTCAGGAACATCTTTTGTATCAATACGAAAGAAAGTGGTAAACTCTTCTTCTCCTTTCCCCTCAATATTGGGATTGTCTGTGCGACCTAATAAGTAATCAGTAGATACATCGAAGTAATCAGCGACCTTACTTAAATTTGAACCAGTTGGCACTTTTTTCTTCCATGAATACAAAGTATTTTTTCCAAGACCAATCCGTTCTTCAAGTGTATTTACAGAAATCCCTTGTTTATCACATAGTTTTTTCAACCTATCAAATGCTGTCATATCAGTATTCCTTCCAGCCGAGAAAAATAAATTAAAACAAAGTCTACTTTTTCGTTGACAATTAAAACTAAGTATAATATACTCATCTCGTAAGCTAATTTAGTTAGCTAATTATTGACAAACAAAACCTTTAAACAAATACATTAAATCGTTGGGGAACGGTGTGAATGTTGATTTGTAGGCTTTTTATAGTCTTATTTAGCTATGTCTATATATTAAAACAAAGTCTAATTTTTGTCAACGAATTTTAGAAAATTAGCTAATTTAGTTAGCTTACAAATAATAAAGTAAGAAAGGAAGTGATTAGATGTCACAAGAATTTATCACATATGTTCGAGTCCAGTTAGCTAAACATAATAAAACTCAGGCATGGCTTGCCGATCAGATTGATATTTCTAGACCGTATATGTCGGATATCATGAAGGGGCGTAGAAGTCCTGAAAGTAAGATTCCAGAAATTAAAGCTGCACTTGAATCATTGGAAGTGATCAAGGAGGTATAACAATGAATGTAATTTTAACCGATGAAGATGCTAAATCGTTAAGACGACACATCTATGAAATTGCTGTTGAAGAATTCAAAGCTGCTAGGGAAGATGTTCATATTTCAGAGCAGCCATACAATCAAGTTGAAATTGCTGAAAAAATGAGAGTGTCTACCAAAACAATTAGAGCGTGGGAAAAATTAGGTATGCCACATGGAACAATTGGTAGTTCTAAATTTTACGATTTCATTACCGTTAAACAATGGGTATTAAAACAAAAATCATGAATCTTGGGCAAGCAATGAAAGGAATCACATGAAATCAAATTTACTACTTATAATTTCTACACTAATCTTGTTGATTATATCCATTATCTGTTTAGCAGCTGGAGAAACCTTTCAGGGGATCGGCCTTATAGCAGTGTTATGGATCGTAAGCATTTTACTAAGGATAAAGGAGGGTAGAGGCAAGTGGAAGAATTAGTTGAAATACTATCACAAGTAAGGTGGAAAGAGATAGCGATATTACTTTTAGTATGTGAAATAAATAAAAAAGAAGCCCAAATCAATTATTTAAAGGGCTCCAAAAGTGATTTATTTATCTGAAGGGAACATTGCACTTATTTCCAGTAATTGTTTTAGAGAATCAGGATTTTTTAATAGTTCAGGCATGACAGTTTTCATTAATGTAGCATCTATGTCATCTTTTGGTTTAGCATGCTTAGCAACTTGGCTGGCAATTAAGTCTATCTCTGCTTCATTTCTAATTTCAATCGCTTTAAGCAATGTATCTAGTTTGTCATTAATCTTTAATAAAGGAATATTGATTTCGCTCGAAGATTCAGTGGTTTCTATCTCTTCAAAGTCGATATTTTTTATTGTTTCATCTAATTGATTTTTAGCTGTTTCAAGAGCACGAACTTCTGTTGCATAGAAAATAGTTCTTAAATTGTATACATCGAAAGGAATACCATCACTGCCTTTTTTAATTATAGGAATCAACGGTTTTCCTAACGCATGTCTATAACCAAACTCATAGAAAACATTAGGATTATGTGTCGTCATATCAACAATTACGAGATCAGCTGATTGAAGATGATTCATAATTGTAACATCAATTTTATCAGTATCATTTACTTTATCAACTCTGATGACTTCCATACCATTTTTAGAACAAATAGGTTCAATTAAAAACTCTAATGTATCATCTGAATTTTTTCTTTCCTCAGATCCTTCTTGTCCAATGGGGGTTACAAAAAAACATTTTTTCATTTTGGGACTTCCTTTGAGTTTATTTCAGCAGACCACTTGCTGATAGATACAGTATACCAAGGTGAAAGATTTACGACAATATGAATTTAAGAAAGGGGGAACATCAATGAAACACAAATTTTTCAACGCATTAGACGAAACGCCGTTTGTTCTATTTCTAGCCGTTTTGTCAAGTCTGTGGGTAGTTGCTGGGATGATGATCATTATTCTCTGTATTTTTAACGGCACGATAAAGCTGAAAGATATTCCTATGGCTCTGTTCGTTGTTGCTACGTCACACATGTCAATTTGGATAAGTTTAGCTGTCATTGTTGCTTATGTCATTGTTCGGATGTTGGACTTTCATTCATATGTACCAAATAGAAAGAGATTAAATTAGGAGGAAATTATGACTTTAAATTTTATGAAATATCCATCATTAGTAAACCACTATGCAATAGGTAAAGAACATTGCATCGCCAATAAATTGGATGAATTATGGTATTCAACTGAAAAAATACATGTTGCTAATGCTTCAATCGTAATTAATCGAAATGGAGAACAAGGACTGGCCAAGCGAACATCACTAATTACTGATGATGATAAACAATTTTCAGCTTTAAAATTAGTGATTCCAGACACTGTATATGAATCAATTGCTAAAATCTTTGAGTATCATCCAAGTATTGATTACTTAAACGTTTATGGCGAATATTTCGGGAACGGTGTGCAAAGTATGGATTATGAAGTAAATAAAAACAAAAATAAATCTTTCAAAGTTTTCAATGTATTGGTTCACTTGATCGGGTTTCCTGCGACATCAAGGTATGTGTTTGGATATGAAAAATTAATTTATTTTTTTGAACGTGATGATTTGGTACCAATAGAAGATATTAAACCGCTGCGAGAATTTTTAAAACAGGAACCTGATGATAAGTCTTATCTTGGTGGAAATCGTGAAGGAAATGTCTACCAACCTATTAACGGCTACGAAATAAATACTCATGACGGTCTTAAATTTATTGGAGTAAAGCATAAGCTAGCTTCATTTTCCGAAAAACAAAAAAATAATAATAAACCAAATAGAACAAAAGAAATTTTTAGTATTGAAGAATTGGAGATTAGAACAGAACTTGGAGAGTACATCACTATTAATAGGGTCAAAAATGTATTGTCACATGGTGAGTATGACCTTGTTCCAAAAAATATCGGAAAGATAATGTTGGCAGTTAAAGAAGATGCCATTTGTGAATATACGAGGGAAACTACTAGGGAAGTTAATGAATCAGCCATATCACTAAAAAAATTAGTTGAAGGGTATAGTAGCCAGATTGCGAAAATGATTAAAGAACTAATCAGAGAAAGCGAGTGTGAGTAAATTGCTTAATCCAGAACAAAGAAGATTAGTAGTTGGCGCAATCAAAGACAAAGTTGATAACTATGCTGAATTACTCAGACATGAAAATGCTAAACCATTAGTTGATCAAGACATAAATTTGATTAACCAGCTTACTAAAATGTATCACGAGCACAATGAAATTTTGAATGAAGTTCAGAGAGTGGGTGTTTAATTTTGAAAATCGAATATGTACCAAAACGATTCAGAGCTGAATCTCTTCAGATGATTGAGCGAGTGAATCAAGTAATAGAAGAGTATCAGGAAAAAGGGTATGACCTGACTTTACGGCAAGTCTATTACCAATTAGTCGCTACTGATTTGATTCCGAATAGTGAGCGATCTTATAAAAATTTAGGAACACTCATCAATGATGGTCGTTTAGCTGGTGTAATTGATTGGAATTCTATTATTGATCGAACGCGAAGTATCAGAGGCTTGAGATCAGATGAGAATCCACAAGATGCAATTAGAAGAGCCTTTGCTCATTACAGGTTAGATAAGTGGAAAAATCAACCATATCATATTGAGGTATGGGTGGAAAAAGATGCCCTTGCGGGTGTGATAGGTAGCATTTGCAATGATATTGATGTCGATTACTTTTCATGTCGTGGCTACACATCTCAATCAGAAATGTGGAGAGCAGCAAGACGTTTGATGTACTACGAACAAAAAGGCAAAGAAACTGTCATATTACATTTAGGTGACCATGATCCTAGCGGCATTGATATGAGTCGAGACATCATTGAACGGCTTAACTTGTTCGGAGCTAGTCCAGAATTTAAGCGGTTAGCCCTTAACATGGACCAAATAGAAACATATAATCCACCGCCAAACCCTGCAAAACTTTCAGATAGTAGAGCAAAAGGGTATATCAGTCAGTATGGTCACTCTAGCTGGGAGTTGGATGCTCTTAAACCAGAAGTACTAAAAGCGTTAATTAATGACAACGTTGATCCGTACATCGATCAGGATTTACTTCAGGAAACAAAATTTCAAGAAAAAGAGGATATAAGCCTGATGGATGACCTACAGATTAATTGGGAAGAAGTTCAAGAATTCTTAGAGGAAAGAGGCTATGAGTAAATGAAAGTAACATTTATGAACTATGAAAGTGAAGTTGTCTTTTCAAGTTATGCTGACAACGGTAATACAGCAATTCAATTGATTGGTGCTAAAGGTACAGATTATGAAGGTGAATTGATCGCTACAGCAAGTGTAAATACAGATGTTTCGTTGGCATCAAATGCAGTCGCAATTAAAGGTTGGTCGGAAAACGAAGGTATGGAAGCAGCACTAATCAAGTCCAATGTGATTGATTCTAAAGCTACTGGATTAATTACATGCGGTTTCGTAGAAGCAAAAATTTACCAATTAACATCTGAAGCTATTCAAGAACAAATAAAACAAGAGCCTGCATCGTCTGCAAACGATACAAGCCATTAAATAAATATCATATCTTAAGAGGAGTGTAACATATGAAAGCATTAAAAGCATCAGTAAAATTTATCAATGATTTTGAAAAACAGCGTAGAACTGACAAGGACTATCACTATTTATCCTTGATTGCTGATCTACAAGAAGGTGATTTTGTCGTTGTTGAAACTAGACATGGGTATGCTGTTGCAGAATTTATCGAGTATATCGATGATTTTTCAGTAAATAGTTCATCCTACATTATTCAAAAAGTAGAGCTTGATCAAGTGTCTCATGAAAAGGAACGTCAACGAAATATCAAACGATTGAAATCTGAAATTGATGAAAAGGCAAAGGCAGCACTTCAGCGTAAGAAACTAGATGAACTAGCAGCAGAAGATAGTGAACTGAAAATCTTATTGGATAAGTTAGATGGTCTTGAAAAATAAATGAAAGTTAACCTGTTTCTACACCAAGATCAACTACTAAATGACACCTATGATTACAATCGTGTTGCTTATTATGTTGACATGGGACTTGGGAAAACCTTCATTGGTTCTGAAAAAATGTGGGAACTCAACACACCATACAATTTAGTCATTTGTCAGAAGTCAAAAATTGATGACTGGAAAGAGCATTTCGAAGAGTTTTATCCAGAGTACAAAGCGATCGTTTTTGATAAACAATCACTAGAGATTATTCCAGAAGAGTCAGTTCTAATCATTAACTATGACAAGGTATGGAGAAGACCAGAATTAACCCATTTAAGAGACTTTACAATGATGTTGGATGAATCTTCCCTAATTAAAAATGAACGCTCTAATCGCTCTAAATTCATCTTAAATCAGCTTAAACCAAATAATGTAATTTTACTTTCAGGGACTCCTGTAAGTGGGAAATATGAAGAAATAATATCTCAGGTAAATCTACTCGGCTGGAAAATCAGTCGTGACTTATTCATGAAACAGTATGTAAAGCGTGAATGGGATGATATTGATGGAGGTTGGAAGATTATTGGTTATAAGAATATTGACCGTCTAAAACGTAAATTAAGGCAGTATGGTGCGGTATTTATGAAGACGGAAGAAGTTTATGATCTGCCTGAACAAAACCATATCAACATACTAGTGAAAACAACGAAGCAGTACAAAGAGTTTTCAGCACATCACATGTGTGAATACGATGGTGAAATGTTTATTGGAGATACACCATCCAAAGCCAAATTATATCAACGTCAATTTGCTGGTCATATGAATAAGAATAAACTGATTCGTTTAAGAGAGCTTATTGAGTCTACAAGTGATCGATTAATAATCTTCTACAACTTTAAAAAAGAGTATGAAGTGATAAAACAACTATGTGATGAACTGGAACGACCTGTATCATCCGTAAATGGTGATATGCGAGATCTAGAAGCGTATGAAAGACAAAGTGACAGTATCACTCTGATTCAGTATCAGGCAGGTGCAATGGGCCTCAATTTACAGAAGTCCAATAAGATCATCTACTTTACTTTAACTGATAAGAGTGAATTATTTGAACAAAGTAAAAAACGAACACATCGAATTGGTCAAAAGCAACCTTGTTTTTATTACTATCTATTAACTAAAGGTAGTGTTGAATGGCGAATGTTGGACGTACTGAAAATGAGAAAAGATTATACTGATGAACTATTTGAATATGAGGAGATGAAGAAATGAGTAATGAATTAACTAATTTTGAAAATAAATATATGGCATCTATGGCAAATTACGCATTGTTAGATGGTCAAATCAAACAAGCAAAAGAAAAACTTGAGCAATTGAAAAGTGAATTAACTGAAGCAATGGATCAACATGATATCAAATCAATCGACAACGATTATCTAAAAATTACTCGTGTAGCTGCAAGTAGCTCAACAAGCGTCGATTTGAAAAAATTACAAAAAGAAGAAGCTAAGTTATATGGGGAACTATTAGAGGATTACCCTAAAGTAACCAAGCGAAATGCTTCATTAAGAATTGCGGTGAAATCATGAGCGCACCAGCTAGATTAAGAGTGGCGGCCAGTAGTGGTATTTATGGACTAGGATTTTCTGGAACAAGACTTAGTAGAAGTTCAATTCCTACTGAGTTAGAGGTTAATGATGTGGCGCTCATTGATCATAAAGAAAAAGTAACTGTTCTTAAAAAATATAATTGTAGCGCACTAGTTGCAGATGAAAAAGGGAATCGAACAGTGATTAATTATGATCACTTGGTGAAAGTATGAGTGAAAAAAAGAATCAAAAAAGAATGATGGATAAAGTCAGAAGTGGATATGCCAACCCAAGCAGCATTAAAGTTGTGTATCTAGGTCTTAGATATGGTGGTTTTTATTATGGAACAGTGATTGAGGCAAAAGCTTGTCATGCGGTTAAGGGGAATTTACCGTACCCATATCCCAAATATATGCACTGCGATTATAAAATCATCGATGAAGATGGTGACACTTATGGCGTTAGTGGAAATGGAATTGATTTTGTTAAAGATTGGTACCCTGTATCAGATGATATTGAAGTAGGTACACAATTATGAGGGAGTCGAAGTTTCAGCAACAAGTCATTCAATTTCTTAAAGACAATAAAGTTTGGTATGTAAAATATTGGGCTGGTAGCAAGTTTACAGTTGAAGGAATTCCTGATTTGCTCGTTTGTATTGATGGTACGTTTCATGGGATAGAGCTTAAAAATGATGAGTATTATGAATCAAAATTACAAGCTTACAACATGGGGTTAATTAATACAAATAGTGGTGAAGGATATATATTACGACCAAATAAGGTAAAGGAAAACAAATTTCCAGAATTTGATTATTATCAACTCACATTTGATGAGTGGAAAGAAAGGTGGTTTAGATGAGTAAAGGACCAGTTTATTTACCAATCTCATTACTAGATGTATTTGAACTAATTGAAGATGAAAAAGTTGATCAGATATATGTTGAATATAGAAATGAATTACGTATTGGTAAAAGCTTTGAGTTTTCACTTGAGGAAATTAAGGATCAAAATTTCTATATTAAACAGGAATATGTATCTAAGAACGATCAGGAGAGTGATTCATAATGCAATATAGTTACTCCAGGGTTTCACTCTTTAAAGAATGTCCTTATCATTTCAAATTAAAATACATTGATGAGGAACCTGAAATTCCTGATTACAGTGCAAATAGTCCATTGATTCTAGGTGGTGCGTTGCATAAAGGTATCGAAACAAATGCTACTACAATGATTCAAGATTACTACAATTCATACCCAATCATTACAGATGACATAGTGAATGAAGCTATTAAGATGGATCGAATGCTTCCAAAAGTTAAAGAGTTCTTATCAGAGAATTTCCAGCAATGTGAGTTCATCCATGAATACAAAATTGATCGACCAGAATACGTTGGTTATGTCGATTTAATTGTAAAAGGTCCAGACGGTCAATGCTTGGTCATTGATTTTAAATATAGTAACAATATTAAGAATTACATGGACTCAGCACAGCTACACATCTACAAACATTATTTGGAAGAAGATGGATTCAATATCCGACAACTTGGTTTTCTCTTTATTGAAAAAGTAGGAGTTAAACCTGGTAAGACAGAAGACCTGTTTCAATTTCGAAAACGACTTGTTAAAACATTAGCTTCTGCAAAAGTAACATTTCGAGAAATCAAATATGACGAGTCAAAAGTTAATGGATTCTTTAATCAAATCAAGGAAATTGAATCAACAACAGATTATCCGCGTGATCCACATGGTAAATGTTTTAGCTGTGCAGCCATTAATGCTAAAAAGTCTGGTCGATGGACAACATTAACACCACGTGATTATTTAAATTTTGAACAAGATAAGAATGGAGAGATAGTAATGAAATTACCTAGCACAGAACGAAGAAATGTAGAAAAAGTAACAAAACGAGTATTTTGGCTTTATGGCGCACCATTTAGTGGAAAAACAACATTTGCTAACGAATTTCCAAATCCTTTAATGCTGAATACAGATGGTAACATCAGATTTGTTGATGCGCCATTCATTAGTATCGCTGATGAAGTTACTTCAAATGGTCGTATTACTGAGACAGTTAAGGCTTGGGATAAATTGAAAGATACTATTTTTGAGCTTGAGAAAAAAGACAATGATTTTCAAACGATCGTCATTGACCTTTTAGAAGATACGTATCAGTCTGCCAGATCTTATATGTATGAAAAATTGGGCATTGAACATGAGTCAGATAACAGTTTTAAAGCATGGGATATGGTTCGTAATGAGTTCCTAAATGTAATTAAGCGGATTGTCCATTTACCATATGAAAACATCATCTTCATCAGTCATGAAGATATTTCAAAAGATGTGACGAAAAAAACAGGTGATAAAATTACGGCAATTGCACCAAATCTACAAGATAAAGCATCTTTAAAAGTTGCTGGTATGGTTGATATTGTTGGACGTGTAGTAGCTGATGATGACGAGCGTAAAATCATCTTTAAATCTAAAGACTATGTCTTTGGTGGGGGACGATTACCAAATTTACCAGTAACCGAAATTGATCTAAAGGTTCAAGAACTATTAGATGTATATGATTCAGCTAACAAAACTCTAAAGGCTGCACCAACAGTAACTGATGAAGTTGTGGAAGAAAAAACTAAAAAATCACGTCGTAAAAAAGAAGATGTTGCTGATGACGTAGAAGAAAAGACTGATGAAAAAGATGAAGAAACAACTGAGCCACCTAAGCGTAAAAGACGTAATAAAAAAGAAGTAGAAACAGATCCAGAAGATGATGAAACTCCCCCAGGTGAAAAATCTAACGAAACTGAAGAAGCTCCAAAACGTAAAAGACGTGAGCGCAAATCAAAAGATGAAGAGCCTGAACAGGAAGAAAAACCAGCTCGCCGCCGTCGTAAACGAGAGTCAAAGTAAAAACCCCTTTTGATGGGGGAACAATCGAAATATCAGATGACGATTTACCATTTTAATATTTTAGGAGGAAAAATAGATGAGAAAACAGCTAAACACAAAAGAGCAATGGTTTGCAAATACTGAAGAGGAAGCAAACAAAATTGTAGATGAAGCAAAAGAAGAATTTCCCGATGAAATGGTCGGTCATTCTATTCAACAAAAATCAAATAAAGCTGGGGAGTACTTCCTTGTTAAGTTGGATATGAAATTTAATACTCCTGCTGGAATCATGGAAAGTGAATTATCCAATGAATCTGATGAAGATGAGTGGGATGAGGAAGAAACAGAAGAAGTAGAATCTGATGGAGGAGATGAATAATGTGGGTATTCTTTGATAGTTATGAAGGTACGGGCTTAAATTCTGTAAAAATTATCGCAGGATCAAAAGAAGAATTATTGATTGAAATTGGAAAATATTCTTTGAAACACTCACTTGATACATGTTGTTTTGAAATTGGAAAAATTAAAAATAATAAAATTACGAAGGAGACTATTTAACATGACTGAACAAAAATTTGACTGGAGTAAATTTGATAAACAGGTAGACCTTGATGCACTGAAGGACGATGTAAAAACTGCAGAAGAAAATGGTGGCGGTGATTTTCCTGAAATTCCGTTAGGTAAGTATGAAGTAAAAGTAAAAAATATGGAGCTGGGTCAATCAAAAATAAAAGAAGATAAATCTGGTGGCGATCCAATGCTTAAAATTCAATTCCAAATTTTAGATGGTGAATTTAAAGATAGCCTAATTTTTTACAATGGTGTGATGCAGCCGGCAAATGAGAAAGCATTTGGCTTCCAAGTCCACAAGAATAATGAGCTATTACGATCACTTTGGGATGCAGATCATGATGAGGTTGATTTCAATGGATTCGGAGAATATAACGATCTAATTCTCGATATTGCTGAAGAAATCATTGAGGACGAATGGGAGTACATTCTTGAAAAAGGGCGTACAAATAAAGGGTACGAAACGTATGAAGTCTTAGAGATTTTAGATTAATAAAAAGATGGGGATTAATTTCCCCATCTTACACTATTACTTATCAAATCTATTTTTTAGTTCGATATATTTACTTCTACCTTGAGGAGTGAGGCCTGCATATTCCGAAACAACCTGACTGTGAGTAGCATCAGGATAATTTTGATGCTGGTTAGATGAAATACATCTTAATTTCACAAAATTAGGTTCAAAAAAGAATTGATATGTATTGACGAAATCATTATCAATATCAACAGTAGATGTAGCATTTAAAGTGCTTTTAATTTTCTCATATAGTTCTTCATCAGTCATGTGTTTTAACCACCTTTATATTTTATTAAATTATCTCATGAAAGAAGGTGATAGTCATCATATTTTATGACTTCGAGGTTTTTCAATATGATTGGTTAGTTGTAATGATGGACACAGAAACTCAGAGTGAGCACATCTTTATTAATGATGCTGATGGACTACTTAAATTTTATCATCAGCATAAAAAAGATATATGGGTAGGGTTTAATAGTAATGGTTATGATCGATATATTTTAAAGGCTATCATCTGTGGCTTTAATCCAAAAGAAGTGAATGATTGGATCATCGTTAAACACAAAAAGGGCTGGGAATTTAGCCGACAATTTAATTCTATCCAACTTTTTAGTTATGACACGATGGTTAAGAGAGATAAATCATTGAAGCAGTTAGAAGGATTCATGGGACATGATATTAGAGAAACGACAGTACCATTTGATATTCCTCGTAAATTGACAGATGCCGAAATTGATGAAGTCATTTTTTACTGTCGTCATGATGTTCACGAAACAATGGAAGTTTTCGGTCGACAGTTAGTTGAATTTCAATCGCACTTAGCTTTAATTAATGAATTTCAGTTACCTCTGAAACATATTTCTAAAACTCAGGCACAGTTAGCTGCAACAATATTAGGAGCAACCAAAAAAGAAACGGATGATGCTTTCGATATTTTTCTTCCAGAAGTACTACGTATCAACAAGCATACTAATGTACTTGATTTTTTTAGAAATTACACTGGTGATCCTAAAGAGTTAAAGATAGATGTTTTAGGTGTACCACATGTATTTGCTGGTGGTGGAGTACATGGCGCTATTTCAAAATTTTATTATGAATGTGACTCAGACGAATTAATGATCATGGCTGACGTTGATCAACTGTACCCAACTATCATGACAGAATATGATCTATTATCTAGAGGTGTATCTCAACCTGTTAAATTTAAATATATTTTAGATACAAGTTTGAAATTGAAAGAAGAGAAGAAGAAAAAAGAACGTGAACCATACAAGCGTATTTGTAATATTACCTATGGAGCTGAAGGTGATAAATATAATGCAATGTATGATCCAAGAAATAGGTTACTGGTGTGTATATATGGTCAGTTATTCTTATTAGACTTGATAGAAAAATTAGAAGTTTTACCATCGCTGGAACTGATACAATCAAATACCGATGGTATTCTTGTAAAAATTAAACGTGATGATTTTGATTTATTTGATGATTTAGTTTATGAGTGGGAACAGCGTACTCGATTACACATGAGCTTTGACTTTTACAAAAAGATTTATCAAAAAGATGTTAACAATTACTTAATTGTTGATATGGAGGGAGAACATAAATCTAAAGGTGCATACGTTAAAAAATTGGATCATTTAGATTATGATTTACCGATTGTCAATAAAGCAGTGGTTAATTACCTGGTGAAAGGTACACCTGTTGAGGAGACAATTAATCAGAGCGATAAGCTAATAGAATTCCAGAAGATCACTAAGATTAGTGGTAAGTTTGATTACGCGTTGTACGGTAAGAAAAAGAGACATGAACGAGTATTTCGATTGTTTGCCAGCACTTCCGGAAAAGAACTCAAAAAAGTAAAAGGTGATAGTATTCAGAAAATCGGATACACACCAGATATTTGTAAAATTGTTAATACTGATGTGACAAATGAAAAAACCCCTGACTGGTTAGACAGGAGTTGGTATATAGAGTTAACTCAGAAAAGAGTTAAAGATTTTCTTGGTTAATACCGATAATCTGTCGATACATTAACATAATCGTTCTTACCGTTGTACTTATCCATCATTACAATTGGTGTATCTGAAATATCTAAAAAGTTATTCGCACGTTCATAATCATCTTTAGTCCAATTCATAACTGCAGTACCAGAAATATATTCGAATACAAAATACTGAGTTTCTAACTCATCATCATTTTGTTTTAAATATACGTTATGAACAGAATACGATTTCATACCTCTAATTTTAACAACAAGTGGAAATTTAGCTAATGTACGATGTTCTTCGATCTTATCAGTATTAATAAACATACTAATCACTCCTTAAAATTATTTTAAACTAATTGTACCACATGTGAAAGGTAGGTGAATAAAAATTTATAGAGGTTATCTTAAAGGCAGTGAAAAACATGCTGCTGAATCATTTAAAAATAATCCTAAAAAGTTACTGTCTTATGAAACAGTACGGAAATTCGATTCTTTTGTTGGTATTTTAGATGATGAGTTTGTCATGGTGGACATTGATACACCTGCTGAAGCAAAACTACTTTTAAAAATTATCAAATCATTAAACTTAGGTTGTTCAGTTTTAAAAACATCAAAAGGTATTCATGTCTATTTCAAAGGATTTGATTTAACTAAAAATAGTATTGAATGGTATTCGGCAATCGGTGTAGAAGTGACGATTAAATTGGGAAATAAAAATACTGCTGATCCACTAAAGATTGATGGTAAATCTCGTAAGTGGTTAATAAAAACAAATGATTATGATCCATTACCTAAATGGTTATATCCAATGGAGAAAAAGAAAAAATCTAATCCAAGGAGTCCTATTACTGAAATTGATGAAGGAAATAGGAACCAGGAACTATTCAACTATATTCTAAAGCTTCAATCCGTTGGGATGAATAAAAAAGAAATTCGTCAAACAATTAGAATCATCAATAACTTCATACTATCTTCTCCGTTAGATGATTCAGAAATAAATACAATTTTGCGTGATGAAGCTTTTTTGAAAGAATCATTTTTTAAAGGAAATATTTTTCTTCATGATCATTTCGCAAAGTTTTTAATTGCTGAACATAATATCATTACGATTATGGATGTACTGCACATTTATAAAGACGGTGTGTATTCAGATAATCAGAATGAGATTGAGCGAGCGATGATTAAACACCTACCTCATTTAACCAAAGCTCGTAGAATGGAAGTTTTAAGTTATATCCAATTGAAGGCTGAAGAAAAAACGTTAGCAGCTACTCATTATGTGGCCGTCCAGAATGGTATTTTAAATTTAGAGACCTGGGAACTGATGAGTTTTGATCCTAATATAATCATTAAGAACAAAATTCCGGTAAATTATGTGAAAGATGCTTACTACGAAGTGACAGATAGTACATTAAATAAAATTGCTTGTCATGATAAATCACTTCGAAAAGTACTTGAAGAGATATTCGGTTATATTTTGTTACGTCGGAATGAGTTGGGTAAAGCTTTCATTTTAACTGGTGGGGGAAGTAACGGTAAATCGTCTTACTTAAAAATTGTTCGTAAACTTGCTGGAGAAGATAATACATCTTCTTTGGATCTAAAAGAACTCAATCAACGATTTAAAACTGCTGAACTATTTGGTAAGTTAGCAAATATTGGTGATGATATTTCTGGTGAATACATCAAGGATAATTCTGAATTTAAAAAGCTTGTAACTGGTGAAGCTCTTAACGTAGAACGAAAAGGGCGAGATCCATTTGATTTCACGAATTACTCAAAACTAATTTTCTCAGCTAACCGGATGCCACGAATTAATGATACAAGTAATGGGTTGATGCGTAGATTAATGATGATTCCTTTCAATGCAAAATTTACATCTGAAGATAAGGACTTTGATCCGTTTATTCAAGATAAATTAATATCTCAACAGTCAATGGAATATGTTTTACAATTGGCCATCCTAGGTTTAAAACGATTATTAAAAAATAGAAAATTCTCACCTTCCAGAACAATTGATAAAGAAACTACAAAATACGAAGAACAAAATAATCCGATCATTGGATTCCTTAAAGAAGTTGAACCTAAGTTAGAGAATGAAGTTGTTGCTGACATTCATCGTATCTATCAAGTGTGGTGTGTAGATAATGGTTTTCAACCTACGTCATCAAATGTATTTAGTAGAGAAATAAATCGTTTAAAAAATTTATCAACTAAAGTTCAACGTATAGATGGAAAGCCTAAAAAAATTTTTATCATGAAATAAACACTATATAATAGAAGAAACTTTTTTTATAAAAAATTAGGCGTGGTCATTTTTGACCTAATTCGGCTGTTTTTGGTCAAATTTTACCCATTTTTGACACCTGTTTTTTGGTTAAAAGTAGTAAAAAAGGTCTCTGTTACGACTCTAACCGTAACATGTAACGATTAACCGTAACAGCTGTACACTTAGAGTATCAAGGTGTTGAGCGATTCTGTTACGGTGTTACGGTTACTTGTAACTTCTTTTATATTAATAGTCCTTAAATTTTTTATCTATTATTTATAATATAAAAAAATAGGGTTTTAACCGTAACATTTTCAGTTTAAAAACGCTGTAACCTTTGAGGCTCTAGGTGTTAGGTGTGTTACGGTTAAAAATGTGAGCAGTAACAAAATGGAGGTGAAACGTTGAAAGAAGAGAATCAAGTTAAAAAAAGTTATTTAAAAAGGTATCGACGTTATCAACAAAAAATAAAACGACTTGAAGAAAAACTTCTTGAAATAGATAATCGAATAACAGGAATTAAAAGTGTTGAGATAAAAGATATGCCTAGTGGTGGTCAAACTGTTACGATTGAAGATTTATTTGTTCAAAAAGAAGAAACGAAAAAAAGAATCAAAAACTTAACTGACATCAATAAACAAAATCGTTTAGAAATTTATCACTGTATCGATCAGTTAGAAGATGATCGTAGTGCTGAAGTATTAGAATGTTTCTTTATAGATTCAATGACCTTTGAAGAAATAGCAGATATGAAACATTATTCAGTAAGGCATATTGTTAGTCTTTATGCTCAAGGTTTAGATAATGTTAAGTTACCTATTTCATAAACAGTTCACTTTCACTTCAGTTTTAGTTCACTTTTTGTTCAGTTTTACTTCATTACTAAAGTTAAAAAATTGTTGTAATATGATAGTATCGAAAAATATATGAAGGGACATTTCACTTTTTGTGAGGTGTCTTTTTTACTTAAGGTTAAGGAGTTGAGAAAAATGAGAGAAGCAACACGTCAACAAAAACAATTTATTGATGAATTCTTGAAATTACGTAAAAAAAATCAAAAACAAGCTGCAATTAACGCTGGATATAGTAAGAAAACTGCTCAAGTTCAATCTTCTCAGCTTCTTAAGAATCCTTATGTGCTGGAATACCTTGAAATTAGAGAAAAGCAAATTGAAATTGAACTAAAACGTGAGTTTTTCTTTGATGCAATTGAAGCTAGGGACGTTATGAGCAAGATTATGAACGATAAATCAGCAAAAGATTCCGATCGATTGACAGCAGCGAGAGATTTCTTGGATCGTGCGGGTTATAAAGCAGTAGAAATTCATGAAATTAATGGAAAAGTTGATTTGAATGCTGAAGGATTATCTGATGTTGAATTGGATCAAAAAATTGCAGATCTGAAAAAAGAGATCGGGATGATTTCAGATGGATAAATTTGAGTATTATAGAAATTTGAAAGAATTGAAAAAGTTAAAAAGGGAGAAGTTATTACGAAATGCTCGTAGTGACTTTTTTTCATACTGTCAATTAATGGTTCCTGATTTTTATAAGTCTGATCGACAATACTTGAAAAAACTTTGTTACGAGTTTGAAGATTTCATGGATTCTGACGATGACATTCTTGTTCTAAATGTACCACCTAGACATGGTAAATCACTAACTGCAGGTCGATTTGTTGAATGGAAGCTAGGTAACAATCCTAAACTTCGAGTAGCTACAGGATCATATAATGAAGATATGGCAACTGATTTTTCAAAAGAGGTTCGAGATACTATAGCCGAAGAAAGAGTTACAGATGATCAGGTTGTTTATAATGATATCTTTCCGAGGGCTAAACTAAAGCATGGGACTTCAGCTGCTAAACGCTGGGCATTACAGGGATCAAAATTATCATATCTAGCAACATCACCTGGTGGTTCTGGAACTGGTAAAGGGTTTGACTTTATGATTATTGATGATGTTATCAAAGGGATTAAAGAAGCCTTAAATGAAGTTGAATTACAAAAGCACTGGGACTGGTTTACAAAACAAATGCTATCTCGTGTGGAGTCGGGTGGTAAAATTGCCGTTATTATGACAAGATGGCACTCTAAAGACTTGGCTGGGCACATTATTGATGAGATGCCAGCCATGGGATACAAAATTAGGACGGTTATCATGCAAGCACTAATTGATGAAAAGACCGAAACTATGCTCTGTTCATCTGTCTTATCTTACAAAGATTATAAAAAGAAATGTGCTGCAATGGGAATTGATATTGCATCAGCCAACTATCAACAAGTTCCAATTGACCAAAAAGGACGATTGTACCTAGATGGTTTTAATGAGTATGAACAATCAGATTTACCAGAAATAATTCATACTTATGCTTATACAGATACCGCAGATGAAGGTGACGATAAGCATGCAATGTATATCTTCGGTCAAACTCTAGATAATAAAGCTTATATTTTGGACATTCTTTATACAGTAGAAGATCAAGGAATAACCAGAGACAAGACCGTTGAAAAACTATATAAAAATGAAGTGAATACAGCTTGGTTTGAATCTAACAATGGTGGTACTGGATATGCTAGAAGTGTCAGCGATAAGCTCAAAGAAAAATATCGAACAAATCAAACTGTAATTAAATGGTTTCACCAATCAAAAAATAAAAAAGCTAGAATAATTACGAATGCACCTTGGATCATGGAAAATGTATTTTTCCCTAAAGGATGGAAGCATCGTTGGCCAGAACTCTATGAAGATTTAATGTCTTATCAAAAACAAGGTAAAAATAAACATGATGATGCACCAGATGGGCTAACTGGCATTGCAGAAATTTGCGCGAATAAATTGAGAGCTTCGACTCAATCAAAAAAACAAAAATATAAACAAGTTAAACGAATGTTTTAAAGGAGTGTGAAAAATGGAAAATCAAAAAATATCAGATGAAACATATGAAGAATCAAGTGATAATACTTTAAAAGTAAACGAGTTTGAACATGCTTCAGACATTCGATATTCTAGTGATGTGACTGAGAATTACGTCAGTTTCGGTGTAGAATCGAATATTCATTATCGATATAGTTCTGCTGAAGAACTTCTGGATAATCCTGATATTTTAGCAAAGATGATTTATCATCACTATCAACATCAAGTTCCTCGTCTGCAGGTATTGGATGATTATTACAAGGCTAAAAATACGAATATCATTAAAAATCGTAGACGAAAGGAGCCAGAGAAAGCTGATCATCGTTCAGCTCATAACTTTGGCAAAGTTCTTGCCACATTTGACGTAGGTTATAATACGGGAAACCCAATCAAGGTACAAATTAAACCTAAAAAGAGACAGACAGTCATTGATGATTTTAATCTGGATAATGACATTGATGGTCTGAATGGTGAACTTTGGTTAGATATGGATAAATACGGACGCGCTTATGAAGTGATCTATCGTGATGAAGATGACGTTGACTATGTTGATCTATGCAATGTCTTTGAGACGTTTGTTATTTATGATACATCGGTGAAGCGGAGACCGATCGCAGCTGTTCGATATCCTAAAACTAAGTTTACAGTGGATGCTGATAAACAATATATACAGCCAATAATCTACACTGAAGACAAGATCATAACTTATGAAGAAACTATTCTCTCTGCAATCCAACTTAAAAATCCCGATGAAGCACCTCATGAATACAAAGAGGTTCAGATTACTGAATTTTCACCGAATCGTTTCAGAATGGGCTTATATGAAGATGTTCTTTCATTAATAGATTTATATGATGCTGGTCAATCAGATACAGCAAACTACATGACGGATCTCAATGATGCCTTGCTGGTTATTAGCGGGGACATTGATGCAGCTGGTATGACATCTGAAGATGCTGCCAAACAAAAAGAAGCCAATATGCTTTTGCTTGAATCAGGAACAGATATCAACGGTAATAAAACATCAATTAATGCTGGGTATATTTACAAGCAGTATGATGTTAATGGGGTGGAAGCTTATAAAGAAAGAGTTAGAAAAGGAATCCATGAAATTTCTATGGTTCCGGATTTGACCGATACAAACTTTTCTGGTGTCCAGTCCGGTGAAGCTATGAAGTATAAAATGTTTGGATTTAACCAAATGACGGCAGTGAAGCAGAGACTATTTAAAAAAAGTCTTGTGCGGCGCTATCGTCTTTTATTTAACCTAAAATCAAGTGTTTCTGAGATTGATAACTCTGATTTAAAGGGGTTACGGATTGTATTTACTCCAAATCTACCAAAAGCAATTCTTGAAGAGTTAAAAACATTAGTTGATTCTGGTGCTGAACTTAGTCAAGAGACCATTTTAGGTCTAGCATCATTTATTGATGATGTTCAAGCCGAAATGGATCGGGTAAAGAAAGAATCTGAATCCACTCCAAGAACTGATCAAGAAAAAGCACAGTTAAAAAAAGAACAGGCAGAATTTTTAGCCAAACAGGATCAACCGAAGGAGGACTGATCTAAATGTCCTATTTAAAAGATCGGGAAGATGCATGGATTAAAGAACAAATCAAACTTGATAAAGTCCGTGAAAAGGAAATAATAAAACAACTGCAGCATGCTATTGATTCTATTCAAACGGAAATTGATGCAAACTGGGATAGATTTTCTAATGGTCAACAGATTACGATCAGTGAAGCTCGAAAGCGTGCAGCGAAAATGGACGTGGAACGATTCCAGCGTAAAGCAAAAGAATATGTTGAGAATAAGGATTTTAGCCCCCAAGCAAACAAAGAGCTTAAAATCTACAATCTTGTTATGAGAGTTTCACGTTTAGAACTGCTTAAGGCTCAAATCGGGCTAGAATTGGTTACTCTGTTTGATGGCTTGGATAAATGGGGTTATAGCCAACTGTCATCTGCTGCCAAGGAAGAATATCTTCGTCAAGCCGGTATCTTGGGCAGCACTCTGGATGAAAACTATTCTAAAAAAGTTTCTTCTATTGTAAATGCTTTTTTTAAGTCCAGAGAGTATGCATCATTCAGTGATAATATCTGGCAAAACTTCACTGAAATGAAAGCTGATTTAGAAAAATTGCTGACAAAAGCAATTACTCAAGGTAAAAATCCTAGAACTGTAGCTAGCGAACTTGCAAAGTTCTTAAAGCCTAACCAAGAAAACATCCGTTACAAACTCAATCGATTAATGATCACTGAAATGACGGCGATCCAAACTGACATTCAAAAGCAAAGCTATTTGGATGCTGAAATAGAAGATTATGATTATATCGCTGAGCCTTCTGCTTGTGAGATATGTAAAAAAGTAGCTATAGGAAGTCCCTATAAAGTGGTAAAAATGGTTAAGGGTGTGAACGCTCCGTTTATGCATCCGTTTTGCAAATGCTCTACTGCACCACATGTTGATCGTGATTCGTTTGAAAAAACATTAAAGAAACGAGGGTTATGAAATGGCTAAAGAAAAGTATGTATGTAATAAGTGCGGCAAGCACACTCCGTTTGTTCAAGAAGTAGAAAATTTGCCAGATGGTGTGGAACGTCATTATGCTGGATGCCAATCATGTGGTTATCAGTCAACAATCTTCTATATCGATTCTGAGATTAAATCCCTAATGTACCAACAAAAGAACACGGCTTTTGGTACGAAAAAGAAAGAACGGTTAACGAAACAGATTCAAGGTCTTATGGACGATCTGAAACAAAAAATAGAAAGCAAGGGTGAAAATGATGAAAACAAATAATAAAGAAAAATTAATGGATTTGGCAGTTGATATTCTCACCGACACAAACATTAATGAACTAGAGACCGTCGACGTTTCTGAAACCCACTATGACGATGGTTCAGTTGGAGTATCTATCAATCTAACTTATCCAGCAGTCAAAGTCGAAAAAAATCAGTTAACTACAACAGTTGAAATTGATGGAGAAGCAATTGCAAAGAAAATTTCAGATGCAATTTCTACAGATAAGATAAAAAGAAATGCTATATCGAATAGAATGTAGTTTTAAGTCTAGTTGATCACTAGGCTTTTTATTATGCCTTTTCTTGCTGAAGGCGTTAAAGAACAGCTTGTTTCGGCTGACTGGCGTAACTAGTCAAATTTATCGGGTAGCGGCGTAACCGTGGAGGAATAATCATGAAAAAACGTTTATTAATGCCATTACATTTACAATTCTTTGCTGATCCAGATGGAGGTAGCGGTGAACCAGGAGGAACAGGAACTCCGCCAGCAGGTGATCCCAATCCGAATGATCCAGCGAATCCTGATGATCCAGATGGAGCTGGTAATGGAGACAAAACTTTTACTCGTGATGAAGTAGCAAAAATGATTGCTGCTGAGAAAAACAAAGCTTTTAAAGCTTGGGAAAAAGAGCAACAAGAGAAGCAGGCTGAAGCTGAAAAACTAGCCAAGATGAATGCTCAGGAAAAGGCTGAACATGAGAAGAAACAATTAGAAGCGAAAATTGCAGAATTGGAACGTGGTCAGACTTTAGCCGCTATGACAACAGAAGCATCTAAAATGCTGTCAGAAGCTAGTTTGCCACATGATGATGATTTACTCAGCTTGATTGTTTCAGATGATGCAGAAGCTACTAAGGGAGCTGTGGCGATCATTACGAACTTTGTATCTAAGATCAAAAAAGAAAATGCTCGTCAACAAACTCCAGCTGCTGGCGGTCAGTTCGATACAAGCGGAAATAAAAAAATGTCGACAGCAGAGTTAGCAAAACAAACACGAATTATAAAATAGGAGGATTCACACATGAAAAAGAACTTAATGAAAATGGATTTACAAACTTTTGCAGTACCAAAATTTACACCTGATCACGCTAAATTGTATGAACAAATGGATGGAACAATTCCTGATAAGTACAATGAATTGATCTTAAAAGAAGTTATGGAAAACTCTAAAATGATGCAGCTGGCAAAATATGAAGAAATGGACGGAAAAGAAAAAGAGTTCCAATATTTTGCTGAAGGACCAGGAGCTTACTGGGTAGGTGAGGCAGAAAAGATCAAAACATCTACTGCAAAATGGTTAACAGTAAAAATGGTAGCGAAAAAAGCGGCTGTCATTGTTTTAGCTTCTCGTGAATATTTACAATATGAACGCTCAACATTCTTTGATGAAATGCGACCAAAAATTGCAGAAGCTATTTATAAGAAGATTGATGCTGCAACTATCTTGAATCAAGAAAATCCATTTCCACAATCGATTGATCAATCTGCGGTGTCGGCAGGACATGTTCTTGAAACTGATTTGACTTATGACGCTGTTATTGAATTGCAAGATCTTTTAGAAGAAGAAGACTTTGAACCAAATGCGTTCATCTCTACACGAAAAAATCGTAAAACGTTACGTGAAGCTTCTAAGGTGATTGGAAATCAAACAGAATTAATTTATGACCGAAATAACAATACACTCGATGGATTACCGGTTGTTGATCTAAAAGCACAGGAAAAAGGAACATTATACACTGGTGACTTTGATCATATGTTTTATGGTATTCCGTATAACTTGTCTTATAAAATCTCAGAAGAAGCGCAACTTTCAACTATCGTTGATGAAAATGAAGATCCGATCAACCTGTTCGAGCGTGAAATGATGGCTATGCGTGTAACAATGGATATTGGTTTCATGCTTGTTAAGGATGGCGCATTCGCTAAAATCAAATCTAAAGAAATTCCGGAAGGGTAGGTAAACAAAATGAGAGTAACGGTAAATCAAGTATTTCGTGACATTCATACAAAAGAAGTGTATGAAGTTGGCCAAATTATTGAAATGACTGACGATCGTTATGATGAGATCATTGAAAATTTAGGTGATGGTTTTATTCAGATTGTTGAAGAAGGATTTCCAAAAATGATCAAGCGTGGACATTATGAATTATCTAACGGAGAACAAATTGAAGCAAATAAACAGGAAGCTGTTCAAGCAGAAGCAGCTCTTTCGGCTGAGTAGGTGACTATTTATGGCAGATGAAACTAATTCAATTGCTACAGATGTCAAGACGTTGTTAGAAGGTAATGTTGACGATAAACTCTCGGTAATCGAACGCAGGACGAAAGAACGGCTGCGTTCCTTGCTTGGTGATCCGGAAAGCATCCCCTCGCAATTTGAATATATTTCTTATGAGGTAACTCTTAAACGATTCAATAGAATCGGTAATGAGGGGATGCAGTCGTATTCTCAAGAAGGTTTGTCTATGGCGTTTCCTGACTCTGACTTTTCAGAATACCAAGACACAATCGACAAGTATCGCCGGAAAGATGAGGAAGCCTTTTACAAACCGAAAAAAGGAGTGTTCCGATTCAAATGAGATACGATAAATCAATTGTGTTCGTAGCGGAATCATCTGATTCTCACTATGATTCTGATCTTGGTGAGTGGGTAGAATCTGAACCGAAGCGAACAGATACCACTGCAAATGTCACAGATTTGGGAACTGATCGATCGGTTGCCATCTTTGGAACAATTAAAGAAGGGGCTAAGGTCATCCGGACACAGCCTCTTTTTTCTGTTCCAGAATGGGATTATATCGAATACCTTGATAAAACTTATCAGCTAGTAACTGAACGAGTTCCCCAGGAGCGCCACAGTTTAATTGTTCAGGAAGTGATCAAAGATGGGTAAGGGATCATTTAAAATAAACGGCCTTGCTGGTCTTTCAAAAAAATTAAAAAAGAATGCCAGTATGGATGATGTTAAAACAATCGTAAAAACAAATACTGCAGAACTAACAGCAGAAATGCAAAGAGAATCTCAAATCGTTTTGACTGGACACTGGGAAGGTAAGAAGTTTGTCAAACCAACAGGCGCAACCAAACGAAGTATTACTATGCATATGTCAAACAATGGTTTTGCTGGCCACAGTGGACCAAAAACAGAGTATGCACCTTACTTGATCCGTGGTACTAGATATATGGTTAAGCGTGATTTCTTCTTGCCACCACTTCGAAAGCAAAAACAGAAATTTAGATCTGACTTAGAAAGGTTGATGCAGTAGTGATAAAAACAAGAGAGCAATCAATCTTTGATGCAATGTTTAAGTGTTCCGAGAAATTGGGTTTCAAAACCTATGACTTTAAACCGATGGATGATGTTCCTTATCCGTTCGTTGAGTTTGAAGACACTCAGACCATTCATCAACCTAATAAAACTGATATTAAAGGATCGGTGATACTGGTTTTGTCGGTTTGGGGCTTACAGAGGAAAAGAAAGCAGGTGTCTGATATGGCAGCTGCTCTTTTTGATGGAGCTTTACAGATTGACAAGACTATCGGCTATTCTTGGTCGCTAAATATACAATCGAGTGATATTAAAATCGTAGATGATTTATCTACTAATACGCCGCTTAAACGGGCGATAGTAACTCTTGAATTTAGAATTTTATAGAAAGAAGGAATTGAATTATGGCAGAAGCATTAAAAGGTGTAGATATTATTTTGCTTTTCAGATTACTAAAAAAATCTACAGAAGAAGCAGCATGGAAATTGGCATATCAAACAGAACATGAAAATACAAAATCAAAAGATAGTGAAAGTACCGCAACAAAAGATGGCCCGATTCGTACTCCAGGGGCTCTTGAATTCGATTTCTCTGCTACTTCCATCTTATCTAAAAGTGATCCATATGTAGATGAGTTAGAAGATGCACTCGATAATGACGAAATTATTGAGATTTGGGAAATTAACAAAGCCGAAAAAGGAACAGGTGAAAACGCCGATAAATACAAGGCTAAATACTACCAAGGATATGTAACTAGCTTTGGTAAAAATCCGAATGCTGAGGATTCCGTTGAGCTCTCTTTAGAATTTGGGATCAATGGTAAAGGTGCCAAGGGTTATGCGACATTGACAGCTGATCAAGAAGAAGTTGTTCAATATATCTTTAAAGATACAACCAAAGAAGAAACTGTTCCAGAAGGATAAAACACAATTTTTAAGAAGGTTAGTGAAAACTAGCCTTCTTTTAATTTTAGGAGGAAACCACATGCAAATCGAAATTAACAAAAAAAAATACAATTGCAAATTCGGCATAAAATTTGTTCGCGAGTTAGACAAAAAATTTAGTGTCAAAAAAGAGGGCGTAGAGTTCGGATTTTCTCTAAGCACAAAATTACCTGAATTGGCTGGAGGAAACGCAGCTACATTATCCGATTTTCTTTATACCGCAACAATTACAGAATCACCACGCCCAAGTCAGGATGAAATCGATGACTATATTGATAACGTGGAAAACATTGAGGCTGTTTTTGATGAAGTGTTGAAAGAACTAGAAGAAAGTAATGCGGGGAAGTTAGCGGTAAGAACGCTCAAACAGAATCTAGCGGAACAGATAAGTCTGGAAACAGAAGCGGAAGGGAACTAAGTTCTGCCGAAACTTATGAACGAATTTTGATTAATGCGTTTCGATTCTTAGGAATGGTAAATATTACGGAGATTGAGCGAATGACTTTATATGAATATGAAGTACGGATGCTCGCTTGCCAACTTAAAAGGTTGGACCAGGAGTTTAATGCTCATATGCAGGCATGGACGTCTCGTCAAATAAAAGCCACTAAAGGGAAAAAACAGGAACCCTATTACAAGGATTTCAAAAAGTTTTTTGATTATGAAAAGAAAGAAAAAGAAATTCTTGGTATGTCTTTGATTGATGAAAAAATCGATGATACTGCAGTTGATCTTCTTAGAAAAGCCAATAATTGAGGGAAGGAGGAAAATAATGGAAACTTATTCTGTTGAAGCAATCTTAGCTGCTACCGATAAAAGCTTTTCAAAAACCATGAATGATGCAGAAAAATCAATGGGTGGTTTAGGTAAGCAGTCCAATGAACTTGGAGATCAACTTTCTGCAAGTACAAAAAAAGGCGGAGAGCTTACTAAATCCATTCTCGGAACAGCAATGGGCGTTGGTGCTATTAAATTAGTTTCTAGTGCAATGGGAATGGTCAAGGATTCAGTTGCTGGAGCTATAAGCCGTTTTGATACGTTAAACAAATATCCAGTTGTTATGAAGTCTTTAGGCTATTCTGCAGAAGATGTTGATAAATCAATGACTAAGCTAGGTGATGGTATTGACGGGTTGCCAACTTCACTCGATGAAATTGTGGCCAGCACTCAACAGTTATCTATAGCAACAGGTAGTTTGAGGACTGGTACAGACACAGCAATCGCTCTTAATAATGCGTTTCTTGCATCAGGAGCTTCTACAGCTGATGCCAGTCGAGGAATGCAACAATATATTCAAATGTTAGGAAAAGGCGAAGTTGATATGCAGTCATGGCGTTCACTTCAAGAAACTATGCCAGTTGCGATGGATAAAGTTGCCAAGTCATTTAAAGAACAGGGTGTTACTTCAGTAAATGATCTATATGATGCATTGAAAGAAGGCGATATTACTTTCAAAGAATTCAATGGTCGTTTAATTGAATTGAATGAAGGCGTTGGCGGCTTTGCTGACTTAGCTCGAAAAAACTCTGAGGGTGTAGCAACTTCGTGGCAGAATATCAAAACAGCTACAGTCAAAGGTGTAACTACTGTCATTCAAGCATTTAATAATATGATCCAAGAGGTCACCGGAAAGTCCATTGCTAAAAACTTAGATGGATTAAAAGTTCTAGTAAATAGTACATTCAATTCAATCAAGTTAATTATCCAGGGGACTACACCAGTAGTAAAATTGTTTGCCCAAGGGATCTCAGGTCTAATAACTGTAGCTAAGCCTTTAGAACCCGTTCTATTTGGTATTGCAGCAGCTTTCGCCGCCTTGAAGATAATTCAAGGTATTAATAGTCTTGTTCAGAAATCATATGAGCTGTTCTATTTGGCCGGAATGTCTGGTAAGGCACTCACAATTGTAACGAAAGCTCAGGCAGCTGCTCAGTTAGCAGGAACGGCTGCCACAAAAGCGGATATTATGGCAAGAGCTGCACAGAACGGACAGGTCACTATCGGAACGGCTCTGATTGGACTAATGACAGGTGCAGTTAGTTTAAGTACAGTAGCTACCACTTTAATGACAGCTGCAACTACCGCTTTTAATGTGGCTTTAAAAGTTTTATTGGGTCCAGTAGGTTGGGTTATGGCTGCAGTTGGTGGATTAACAGCAGCTGGTATAGCTTTGTGGAAATGGCTAAATAAAGAAACTGAGGCATCCAAAAAACTTAATGCGGAGCAAGATAAGCTCTCTCAATCAACCAAGACGTTAACTGACTCGGTAGAACAGAATTCAAATACTAGAAAAGATAATTTACGAGATATTGCAAGTAATGCCACTGCTTATCAAAAATTAGGTGATTCCGTAACTGACTTGGCCAGCAAAGAAAAATTATCTGCAGTTGAAAAGAAATTATTGAAGTCAAATGTGGATGAGTTAAATAAATCAGTTTCTGGTTTGAATCTTATCTATGATCAAGAATCGAATAAATTATCAATGTCGACTGAACAAATAAAAGCTCGTATTGCTGCGTTACAACAACAAGAATCAGCGAATGTTTCTCAACAAGCCTTGACAGATATTTTGAAAGAGCAGGCCAGCGTTGAATCGAAATTGAAAGAAAATTCAACAATGAGACAAGAGTGGAATGACAAACTCAAAGACGGCTCCGTCAAAATGAAAGAGTATAGAGACGCTGTTAAAGGATTGGATGATCAAGAAAAAACACTAAAATCAACTCAAGCTGATCTTAAAACAGAATATACTTCTACTCAGGAAGTGCTAGAAAGCTCCTTGAATTCAGTAGCGCAAGCGACAGAAGCTGGGGTGTTTAAACAAGTAATTTCCTATCAAACTCTAAATGATGCTCAAAAAACAACCGTTGATAATATGAAAGCAAAATGGCAAGAATACGCCGATGCTGCTACAAACATGTTTGATACATTGACAGATAAGCAAACAATGTCTGTCCAACAAATGCAAGCTAATTTAGAGGAAAATCAACGAGTAATTGGCACTTGGGCTGACAACATTTCCAACTTAGCTGATCGTGGTCTTGATGAAGGATTACTTAACAAACTTCGTGAAGCAGGACCAGAATCCGCTGGCTATGTTGCTGCATTAGTTTCGGCATCTGATGAAGAATTAAACAAGATGAGCGAAACATTCCGTAATGGTGCTGAAGTAGCGACAACAGCATTTAAGACTGCATTCAAAACTGGCGATATTCCAGGAGAAGTCACTGCGATGGTTACTAGTGCAAAAGAGTCTTTATCTAGTCAAATTCAAACTGCAAACTTCGGAGAATTGGGTAAAAATGTTGCGCAAGGGACTGCACAAGGTATTAATGAAGGAGCTCCAGAAGCTGGGAAAGCCAGTCAAGATATGGCAAGTGATGTCGCTGAAAAATTTGCCGGAGAACTTGATATTAATTCCCCATCTAGAGTATTTAAAAGCTACGGTGGATTTATTGCAGATGGTGTTGTACTTGGTATTCAAGAAAGTGCAAGTAAAGTAAAAGCAGCAATTGATTCGTTAGCAACTATTTTCACAGCTAGCGGACTCAAGATCAATCAAGAAGCTGCCAACATTTCCCGATCTATTCCTCGTTCTTTTGACAATTTAGACAATGAAATGAATTCAATTGGTATTAATATCATGGCCGGACTGGCTAATGGAATTAATGCTGGCGCATCTGCAGCTTTATTGGCTGCACAGAATATCGCTAATCAGATTATAAACACAACTAAAAATGCTCTTGATATCCATTCACCTTCTAGAGTTATGAGGGATGAAGTCGGCAAGATGATTCCAGCTGGTATCGCTGTTGGTATTCAGAAAAATTTAAGTATTGTCAAAAAGCCAATGGAAAAACTTGGTGAAAAATTGTATTCTTCATCTGGAATCTTCGATAAGAATCAACCACAACTTGGCTTCAATGATCCGTCATCTTCATGGGCTTTTTCTGGTAATCTTGCTACAGGAATTACAATTGAAGTTCCTGTGAATTTAGATGGTAAACAAATTGCTAAAGTTACAGCGAAACCTATGAGTAAAGAACTTAAGCAACTAACAAATAAACAAAATACAGCATTAGGAAGGAGAGGTTAGATGTACGATTTTACTGATACAAATAACAATGGTTCATCTAAAACTATTCTTCCTTCCGAAGCTATGAGCTTTAACGGCGTTTTCTTAGAAAATATCATTCCAGGATATCGAACCTTAAATGTAGTCGGTCGAGAATTAGCTGCTACTGAAATTCAAAGTTATCAACTGGGGATTCGTGACGGTATGAGGCAAGTTTATTCTCGTATTCCTGAACGAGAGTTAATCGTCAAATATAAAATAGACGCTCCGACAAATGAAGATTTTCGTGATCGATTTAATCGTTTGAACGTTGCACTTTTCAGTGAAAAAGATGTAGAGATCTGGTTTAATGATGAACCTGAAATGTTATGGAGTGGGAGTAAATCGGATGTTGATAATGTTCCGGAAGGTGTCAATCATGCTGTGGGAACTTTTACAGTATCTCTAAGTGATCCTTATAAATATACTCGATCTGATGCAACCAGTGTTACTTGGGGATCTAAAGTAATCACCTTTCAATCCAATTATTTGATGGGAAATACAGGTTCTGGTGCTGCCAACATGCCAATATTAATTGAGGGCGGTGCTTATTGGGGTTCAACAATGATTACTTTCCAGAACCGATCATACTTAATGGGGGATGATGGGAAAGAATCAAAACCTATTGAGATTTATCCGACCGTTGAAGGTTTGAAAGTTAAACCAGAGATATTTCTGAAAGGAACTGGTCGAGGTGTATGGATTAAAACAAGGAATGACACAATCGATTTAGGAGATTTTGACAATGCTGAAATTCTCATCGATACTCAAAAGTTCTATATTACTAAAAATGGTCAACCAATGATCAGACCAATGAACGATTTTTATATTTATCCAAATGAGCCACTTTACATTCAAGCTAAGGATAGTGATTTTGCTTTAACAATTCGTTATCCAAATAGATTCTTATAGGGGGTGATAGTTTGTTAATGGCAATGAACCTCAAACGTGATTATACTGCGATTTTGGAAAATGCTCATAATGTCAGTTATGAAAAAATTGAGAACCAAATCGGCAATATAGAATTTACGATGCCTTTGGATGATCCTAAAAATACATTTTTACAGGAAATGCTTTGGATTGAACTTACTGATAATGAAAATGAATATATCGGTTTGTATCGGGTGATGCTCTCTACGATACGGAAAGATGCTGGAAACAACACAATTACTTATACTGCAGCTCATGCTTTAAGCACACTTTTAGATAGTGTGCTTTTTGGTTATCATGAGTTAGTCAATCGTAAAACAGTTGATGTGATCAATTATATCCTTAATAAGCAAACTACTAAAAATTGGGTGTTAAAAAAATGCGATTTCACTCGATATTTCAGTTATGCTTGGGAGAATGAAAACGGGCTTGCGGATGCACTATTTTCTATTCCAGCAGCCTTTGATGAAGACTATGTTTGGGAATGGAATACTCAAGTTTATCCTTTTGAATTATCTTTAGTGAGACCTCAAACAGAAGTTGTTGCTCGGATACAAGAAGGGTATAACATGCAGGGGTTTGAGATCGAACGAGATCCTAATAATCTAGTCAATCGTATTTATCCGTTAGGCGCTGGTGAAGGAATTAATCAAGTAAACATCAAGTCTGTAAATAATAATTTGACATATGTTGAAGATAAAAAAGCTATAGAAAAATATGGACTAGTTGAGTATGTATGGGTAGATCAACGTTTTACTATTCCTCAGTCATTGAAAGACAATGCGGTCAGTATGCTTAAAAAATGGTCAATTCCTAAAATAAGTTGGTCCATTACTGCAGCAGATTTAACTAAGCTTACGGATGATCCTCTGATCATTGATAAACTTCGTAAGGGCGGAGTTGCTATGATTAATACGAATGATTATGGCAGCATAAATTTAAGAATAAAACGAGAAGCGAAAAGAGATGTATTTGGAGCACCACAGGATCTTGACCTTGATTTGGGTAACCTGAAAGATGATATTTCAACGACCATGTCTGATCTTGGCAGGAAACAAGAAATCAACGAAACATATTCTCAAGGCGCGACAAATATTCTAAATTATAGCTACCAAGATAATTGTGAAGCTGCCTATCCTGCGAATATTGAATTTTATCTTGATGATGATGTATTTCATGTGAATACAGTTGAATTGACGTTCAAAACTAAACGTTATCGAGGATACACTAAAGCTGTCAAAGGTGGAGGTGCAAGAGTACAGTCAACATCTTCTGGAGGTGCTTCTACGCAAACAAGTTCTTCTGGTGGTGGTTATTCATCAGGATCCACAACAGCTGGTGGTGGTGGAAGTAGCCAAACTAGTAGTGTAAATGGTCAAAGTACGCAGACTAGTAGTGCTGGTGGTAATCATAACCATAAAACTTTTAGATACGGATTTGATGTAAATGATCCAGATCAATTGGGTTTAAAAAGAAGATTATACTGGGGAGAAAATGAAACTAATGGTGTAATGCTATGGACTATCCAGCCTAGAGATATAACTACGGCATCTACTAGTGGGAATCATTCCCATTCTGTTTCAACTCCAGCGCATTCTCATAGTGTAAATATTCCAAACCACTCTCACAGTTTTAGTGTAAACATTCCAAATCATACACACAATGTCAATATTCCAAGTCACACCCATCAAGTTAATTTGCCTGATCATACACATCCTCTTGAGTGGGGAATTTACGAGGCTTCAGATAGTGCAAGTAAGGTAGATATTATAGTAGATGGTACAACTATTCCTTTACACGAGACAAGCCAGAACAGACTAGATCTTGTTAAATATTTACGAAAAACTAGTACTGGAAAAATTGCTAGAGGTAACCATACAATCCAAATAAAACCTAACAAACTTGCACGTATTGAAGCGCAAGTTATTTGTCGTGTTTTCATTCAATCTCAATTAGGAGGACAATTCTAATGAATATTAAAGTAAAAAAAATAAATGGTGAAGAATTTTCAGCAAAAGTAACTAAAAATCTACAAGAAATTTTCGAAGAGTTAGCTGATATATCATGTAGTAACTTCATTTTACTTGGTGATCATATCGAACAAAAAATAACGATTGAATCAATCGTAGAAGAATAGAGGTGATAATAAATGGCAGTTGAAAAAATTTTAGAAACTGACACGCTCAATCAGGGTCGTGTAAAAATTAATGCCATTATGGATCAGTCAAATTCATCTGTTGAGACTGTAAATGGTTATAAATCGGAACTTACTGAAGGAATTAAGCAAGCAAAGGAAATCGCTAGAACTGCAGGTGACGAAGCTAAAGAAATTGCTGAAGAAGCAGGGGAGTTAGCCAATCAAAAGGCAGATCAGGCTATTGCTGATTCTAAGACTGCTGTTGATACAGCGAATCGAGCTGTTAGTACAGCTAACCAAAATAAACAAGAATTTGATGCGTTAAGAAATGAGTTCGGGGATTTAGTTGCAGAATCAGGTGATAGTAACCCAGAAATCGTTCAAGCAAGAACTGATACGGAAGGGATTAAGCAATCCACGTTACAAGCACGTTTAACAAGTGACTTTAACAGTCGATTAACTACTACTGATGCAATGAAAATGTTCTCTGGCTCTGTTAATACTCCCAAAATGATGGATTTTAAAGGTAAAACAGCTGGAAATAAAAACGGCAATCCACACCAAGCTTTTTCTGATTATACGGCAACTACGCTCAAGAAACCATCAGCAAACTGGAATGAATTTACACAAGATAATTATAATAAAGTGGTGTCACGTGACGACACAGGAGTTTCAACGGGTTCATCACAGAGTGGTGTAATTCCACAACAATTCTTTCTATTTGATGTGAAAGCAGCCATTGAATCTATTGCTGAGGATATTTTCGAAGGAATGACAATGGTTCAGGTTGTTAAATATATCAAAGATAATTTTGTATCGATCAAGATTCCAATTCGTGGAAAAGCTTCTTCTCCAGGAAATAAAAACTTGAAAGTAGCGACTTTCTTAGAGTCAGCTGATGGCTATTCGGTTCAGATGCAGAATTCAGCGCCAGACTATACTGATTTTGCTACTGAGATCAATGATAGTAACTTTATTGACTCGGAATGCAAAATCAACGTATTGGTATTTTCTGATAGTTCCAATGGTGTCACACCAGCTTCCATTGATGTTGACTATATTGGAGTACAAATCACAATTTCACTAAGTGCACTAGATGTTCTGAATAAAAGTGGTTTTTTGAAGGATGAACAATTGAAAGCTCATGTGGATGATACAAACAACCCACATCAAGTGACTAAAGCACAAGTCGGTTTAGGAAGTGTCCCAAACTATTCTATTGCATCTAAAGCGGAAGCGGAAAATGCAACTAGTGATAGTAAATTTATGAGCCCATTACAGACAAAAAACTTCCATCAAAAAGCTACTGAAACGGTTAGGCAAAAGTGGAGAGAGGGATTAAATTGGATCGCCCACAGAGGTAACAATATGGAATACCCAGAAAATTCTATACCTGCTTATAAAAATGCTAATCGTCACTGGGGAATTGAAACAGATATTCAAGTTACTTCTGACGGACATTGGGTAGTCATGCACGATGATACTGTTGATCGAACGACAAATGGAACAGGTTCAATTAAATCTATGACTTTAGCCCAGTTTAGAGCGCTAAGAATAGATACTGGTGCTAATATCGACAGTTTGTCTGATGTAGAAAAGACTCCGCCGATCTTGGAGGAATACTTAGCAATTTGTAGAGAAAAATGTAGAGTACCTGTTATAGAAATTAAAACAGGCGACTATACGATTTCAAATTACGAGCAGTTAAAAACAATCCTGACTAACTATGGATATAATGAGACGAACTGTGTGATTATCTCGTTTGACTATACTGTACTGACTAATATTAGACAAATGTATCCTAATATGGAACTTCATGTGGTTTCTAGCACCGTCACTCAAAGTGTAATTGATCAGGCAGTGGCTTTAGGATATCCAGCAACTCTTGGTGTGAATTATAGTAATGCAGGTGTTACAGCTGATTTAGTCAATCAATTACATGCGTTAGGATTAAAAATAAATGTCTGGACAGTTCCTGATACAAAATTTGAAGATATGAAGGCATTAAATGTTGATTACATTACCACAAATAGTTTGTCAGGAAACTTAAGGTATGCAGCACTTACTTTGCTAAACGGTTTTACTAATAACGTTGATGCTGGCAGAATCAAAGAGTCTTATGTTGAGGAAATTGAACAAGGTGTTATTCACCTCTCATTTAACGTGAGCGGTGGCGTGACTACACAAAATAGTCCAATTGCAAAACTACCTGATTGGGCGATTCCTATGTATCGTCAGTACCCTCAATGTGCCGTTCGTATATCTACAGGAGTCGCTTTTGGTACGTTCGATGTTAACGGGCGCTTAGTTCCTGGCTCTGCCACAGTTGGTACTATTGCAGTAGGGTTAAACTGGGCAAACAAAACATCATGGGCATCAGGTTCAACAACATACAAAATTTAATGGAGTCCTTTCATGGACTTCTTTTTTTCGAGAGAAGGTGAACGAATGACAATTGAAGAGTTGGGGCTATTGGCTGGTGCTATAATGTCCATTGCTGGTTTAATAGCCTTTTTCGCAAAGCCAGTACTTAATAGTTCAAAAGAATTGAACAAGACTATCACTGAATTAAATCTAACTTTAAATCTATTATCTAAAGATTTAGAAGCAAGTAAGGAAGATCGAAAAGAGATTCATGAACAACTAAAACGGCAAGATGAGCGCCTTGATTCTCATGAATTGAAATTAGCGGAGCATGGTCAACAAATTAAAACATTATTTGTAAAGGAGAGATGAATTAATGAAATTCTCAAATGAAACATACAACGTTATTAAATGGTTTGTATCCGTAGTTTTGCCAGCTTGTGGTGTATTAGTTGGTTCTCTAGGCAAAGCCTATAATTGGGATGGTACTGATTTAGCAGTAACAACGATAGCGGCAGTCACAACTTTCTTAGGTTCTGTGATGCTTTATAGCACAGCGCAGTACAATAAAAATGGAGATGATGATGATGGCCAACATTAATGCGATGCTTGATTGGATGAGACAGCGTTTAGGCGTAGTTCGATATAGCATGACTAATCGTTTAGGACCTAGTAGCTATGATTGTTCTAGTGCTGTTTATAACGCTTTGATTGCTGGTGGATTTTTGAAAGCCGGAAGTATGGGGAATACAGAAACCTTGTTTAACGACCTAGAAAATAGTGGATGGGAGCAAGTAAAACCAATTAATGGTAATTATCCGGCTAAGAAAGGTGATATCTTTATTTGGGGTAAACGAGGTTTTACATTAGGAGCAGCTGGTCATACAGGTATTTTTATTGATGACAACGACAACATCATCCATTGTAATTTTGGCTTTGATGGGATATCTATCAATGATCATGACTATATTTGGATGTATAATGGACAACCTGAAATCACTATCTACCGCTATACTGGAAAAAGTAATGGTGGTACTAATCCTAAACCGAGTACTCCAAAACCTATTGATCCAGTACCACAAGACCCTAACAAGCGTATACAGATGTCCGGAACATTTTATCCTGATAGAAAGCTTGCTGTCAGTGCAGATACGAATCCGGATGATGTAAAAAGCCCGGCATTGGATTATTACACTAAGGGAACTGCAATCAGATATGACAGCTATGTTATGTCTAATGGGTACGCTTGGATTAGTTATATTGGAGCTTCAGGAAAACGTCGTTATGTTGCAGTTGGTCCAGATGATGGTCAGATTAATACGACATGGGGAAGAGGCTTCTTTAATTAAACTAAAATAACCCTAGAATAATCTAGGGTTATTTTTTGGGAGTAATATGATAGGTTCACTATAGATTCTTTCATTATCATATAAAAAGAAGGAGGGGTCTTCATGATGATATTTCTTATTATCGATTTTTTTGCGAAAATTTGTAAGATATTTACGTTTATAATTATTGTAAGGATGCTGTATAAAATAATTTTGCAAGAAAAGAAAGAAAAAGCTATTCGTAAAAGTAAAAAGCATTAGGTTATACTATTCAAAAATATTAGTGATTTCAATTCGTTTAGTTTCATTTGATTGTCAGAAATAAGCTCTTCGTCACCATTAGAATGTAAATCTAATAATGAAAATTGTGATACTATCGACTTTCTAATAAAGTCAAACAATTGGTAACAAACTAAGACATATGTTTGATCATTGAAAATACAATAAACAGTTTCATCGAGATTTCGATGTTGACTATTGTAAAACTGTGATTTTGTGATATCAATGTTTATATTTTTGATTGATTGCCACTCAACTGATCTATCACTGGTCGCCTGTAGGAGTATTTCTAATACCTCATCTTGTGCCATATTTATGTATTCCTTTCTATTGTTTTTCTAAATTTCAGTAAAGTCTTTCTTATTTTAAAAAAATTATAATTAGTGGTTCTATTAAGACGTGAAATGAAATACTTAATTGTGTAAGAGTTTAACATGGGGTATGTTTCAGTTATATCCTGCAAAAAAAATTTCAACTCATTAATTAGTGTAGTATTACAATTTTCTTTTGATTCCATCTTACGAATATAAGCGTTGAGTGTTCCAAGTATTTCGTCTTTTGATGATGCCAATTTTTCTCTATCAACAGCATTGTTTATTTTCTTGTTTACATTAATGGCGATAAAAAATGTAGCAATTGTAATTATATTTAGAGAAAAATCGATATAGTCATTAATATTATTAATGATAGTTTTCAAATTCCTCCCTCCTTATCAAACTCATTATATACACATGTCACATAAATTTGCAATCATACAAAAACTATCATAATCGTTTTTATTTATTCGATAATATGACTGGATATTAAATCATACATATTTACCAATTCAAATTTTGTGGTAAAATTGTTTATACATAAAATAATATATTATTTTTTAGGGTGGGGATGTCATGAATGATAATTTAAGTATATCGTTTTTATTAATTATACTTTTTTCTGGTTTTTATGTGTCTTACTACATTTATGATAAAATTATGGAGAAAAATAAAGATGAACTTGAAAAAATTGATATCTTCTTTAGCATTATACAGAAATCACTATTTTCTTTTCTAACAATCCTAATTTCTGTCATTACAGTTATTGTTTCAATAGCTAATTTTTTAAATTCAAAAACAGAGTTTGAAATTCAGAATTTTTCACAAATAAATACTGATAATAAAGAAAATGATCAGTTTGTTGAAGACCGACTAGGAAATAGGGATCAAATATATTCTTATCATATGAATTTTGAGACTGGTAAAAGTGTATTTGAAGGAATTCCAATAATTATAAGTAATACTGGAAATGTAAGAGATTCAATTAAAAGTATATCAATAAGTGTTTTTGATGAGAGTGAAATATTAGAAACATTCTACTCAAAAAAAGTTATAGACTCAAAAATAGATCGTTCTTCTGAAATATGGCTTGAGCCAAAAGAAACATTAGAATACACCATTGATGGTAATAAGATGAAATCTAGTATCCAGAAATGTATTGAACGACTTGAGGAAAGAGGTATTAATGATTCATTGTACAGAGTTTATTATATAAGGGAAGATGATGGACAGCGAGCAGATTCTGGAAAGATTAGTACAAGGATTAAATTGATTACTGGATCCAACAAAGAAGTAGAAATGAAACAGCGTTCATTCGATTTAAATTTTGCAGAAAGAATAGAAGAGACTACTGATTCACTTATTCTTAGAGGAGAGTAG